GGAAATCAACAAAAATCCCGAAGGATTTCTGCTGATATGGCTGCCATTAGGCGTTGAACGAGGGAAGGATCTGCCCGTTCATGTCAACGGGACGCGGCTCGTACTTGTTCCAGGTCGCAGGCGAGGACCAGTACATGGAAGGCGAGATACCCCACTTCTTGTTCGCAGGGTCCCACATCGCTCCCGCCGACTTGACATCGTTCCGGTCCTCGTACTTGGCCGCCATCAGCCAGAGAACCTTCGCAGAGTTGATCGCTTCAGCAGCGTAGGTCTTGGACGCATCGTAGGGCTGCGGACCCTGCGCCTCCTCGGCGGTCTGAGTCGCGCTCACCGGGTTCACCTCGGCGTCGACCTTGGTGTAAGCGTCAAGCATACCCTGGCGAGTCAGTTCGTCAAACCGGGAAACGCACATCTTCACCGCTTCCATGCGGTCGCCAAAGATGGCGAACGCCTTGCACACGCCCTCCAGGCGGCGCGTGGTGATGATCTCGTCAATCCCGTTCTCCTCGTAGGTGGCACGGATGATCTCCGCCCACCGCACAAGGTTCTCTGCGAACTTCTCGTCAATCTTGCCGAACTTCTCCATCTTCTTGGTGAGAATCTTCTTCTCAGTCGCCTTGGGAGCATACGACTGCTCGTAGGTGAAGTCGAAACGGTCAAGGAACGCTTCGTTGAGAATGCGAGTACCGGCGAAACGTCCGTTGTCGTCGCCCTTACCCTTCGTGTTCGCGGTCGCGATGACGGTGAACCCATCAGCCGGATGCACGAACTGGCCGATCTTCTTGATCATCACGCCCTTACCCTCAAGCACGGACTGAAGGCACATGATCTTCTCCGTGCCGAGATCGATCTCGTCAAGGAGCAGCACGGCACCGCGCTTCAGCGCAACCGTGACGGGACCATCCTGCCAGACGGTGTTGCCGTCAACGAGGCCGAACGAACCGAGCAGATCGCTCTCGTCGGTTTCGGCGGTGATGTTGACGCGGAAGCACTCACGCTTCAACTTGGCGCAGACCTGCTCCACCATCGTCGTCTTACCGTTGCCGGACAGACCCGTGATGAACATGGGCGAGAACAGCCGCGAACGCAGGATCGACTCAATCGACGCGAAGTGACCCCACGGAACGTAGGTATCGATCTTGTCGGGGATCAGCGTCATGCGCTCGCCGCCGGTCATCCCGAGCACGGAAGCACTGCTGATGACTGGGGTGGAACCGCGCACCGCCTGAGCAACGACAGGCGCAGGCGCAGCAGCAGCCGGCGTGAGCACCATCTGCTCACCCTTCAGTTCCGGCACGTGGAACAGGCCACGACCCGCACTGCGGGCGGTGTCCTTGACGATCCACGCGGGAGGGCACGCCATACCGCACTTGGCGGCAGCGGCCACGAGATCCGCGCGCTTCACGGGCGAGATCGTGGTGATGGAGGCGAGAGCGGAAACGAACGCGGACTGCTTGGTAGAGAGAGCGGTAGCCATAGTGCGCCCATTGTACTGGACCTGGGGGGTCGTGTCAACCCCCTAAAACGTAAGCAAACGGCGCATGTCCGATAACGTTACGTCCGATAATAATACTATCAACACGGACAAATAAAAAACCCCCACTTCGCAGTAGGGGGGCGGGACTGCCTAGATGCACTAGGTTTGTTTGGATTGGGCGAGCGCCCCGCGGCGCTCCCGATGGTGTCAGTCTAGATCTTCGTCAGGGCCAGACCAATCATCGTTGCCTTCGGACTCATCATGGCTACCACCGTCATGTGTGTCGTCCTCCAGGTCTTCCCAATCTTCGTTTTCGTCCTCATCCTCGTCGGGATCGTAATCGGGAACATCCCGATCCAAATTCACCGCCGAGTAGTAATGCGGGTCGTTACGCCAGTCAAGGATGTATCGTCCGTTTGCCATATCAAAGTCTTTCTGATCAAGGCTCATTTGATGAGGCGTGTGCGGGGAGGGAGAAGTAGCGGCACTCCCTCCCCATACACACACGGGAGAGATCAAGCGTTCGCGTACTTCGTCCAGTTGAAGTCGCTGTTCACGAACACGGTGCTCGTGGTCTTGTCGTGCGCGATGGCGCGATCAAGACGCGGGAGCATACCGGCGGAACGAGCGATCTGACGGACGGTGCGAGCACGGGCGAAAATGTCGCGCTGCTTGCTCTCCGAAGCGTTTCGGACGCTAGAAGAGAGGAGGCGCAGATAGTCGCGGAACGTGTTCACAATCATGTCAGTCTCAGTCATTCGGTTTCCTTTGTTGGAGTTGTCGGTGGGATACGTTTCCCACTTGTACCCCATGATTGTAGCAACCTTCATCAGTTGACGCAAGATGATGTTCATCGGTTTTGTGGCTCCTCAGTAGCTGGGGTAGAGATCGGTGAAATCGGCGTCATCGGCATGCCGGTCGTGTTCCCATGCAAGTGTCTCGAGCTGGAGTTTGCGCTCCGCTTCGTTCTCGATTTCGTTCAGTTCTAGATCGCGCCGCTGACCACGCCAATCGGCTTCGCGTTCCAACTGCCAACGATCCTTCACTTCACCGAAACGCATCATCGTGAAGTGCTGATCGTTCATGTTGAACTGCACCTTCCATCCAGGCGCCGACGGCATACGGAAGGTGATGACACGGGACATGCGGTTCATTGCGCTCATTCGAAATCTCCTCTGTGAATGGCTCGCTTGATACGCCGACGGTCGGCGCGGGGATTGCGATCCTTCTTTCCCCAAGTCTTGGGACGCAGGCGCTCTCCTTCGCGAAGAGCATCATGCACGAAACGAACTCGGATTTTCATTACTTCTTCCTCCACTTGCAGATGTGCGTCTGCCAGCACTCAGGACAAAGAACCGCGGACTCTCCCGCATTGGCAGACGCGATGTTCACCGGGAGAATCGGAACGCTGTAGCGTGAAGTGGCAAACACCTGAACACCGCAGTTGTCGCAGTATTCGGGTTCGTACCGCAACTCTTCGCCATCCAACTCGTTGACGAGCGCGGTTGCCACTCCGTCGTGAACTTCACACTCCTCCGGAGCGAGAACCCAAGTCTCGGGATCAACCGCGTCGTAGTGGCGGCTCATCTTGTCGTGAAACTCGTTCGCGGCCGCTTCGTTGTTGAAAACGTGGCAAGCGGTCGAACTACCGTTGTCGATCTTGACGATGAAAACCTTCATGAGATTACCTCCGAAAGAATGAGAGCGAGAATGTAGAGGACGAAGAAGATTGCGAGAACGAAGAACGCAATCACGCAGTAAACGCCGAAAGAGAGCAGAGTCTCTGTCATTAGCAGGCCTCCTGAACGATGTGGTAACCGAAGTCGATGACAACGGGGCGCTTGCGCCAGAAACCGATGTTGTCACGGTGCAGATCGTAAACCATGCGCCGCGAACGACGGCGAATCGTACCGAGCGGCTTTCCGTCGATCTGCGTGCCAGCCGTGCTGAGACTACGCATCAGCTTGTACAACTCGCGAGTACGCCGCTCCGGGATCATGCTGAGGGGAGGATTCGTCATCTCTTCCATGTCCCACGGCACTTCCATCGCTTCGATACCGATGGAGTACGCCACGCAAGTCTGATACCCCCAACTGAGGACGGTGGCGCGAACATACCGATCCTGCTCCCGATTGTACACCATACCGGGATGCGAGAAGCACACCATGCGGCGCACCGGCGGAGCAGCGCCAGCGTCGGCGGCAATCTTCTGACGCTGGTACGCGGCGAACGCCTGCGAAACATTGGGAAACAACTTGATGCCGTATTCACGCGGCGTATTCGCGCGGGCGTTGTTGCGAATGAACGACGCTTGCGCGCCTCCGCTGGTGAAGCGCAGCGGCGCATCGCTCATGTAGTGATCGACCGCGCCCATGATCGCGTGGTGCGAGGTCTTGAACGGACGATAGGTGGGGTTGAACTTGGTGGTAGCCATAGTCGTTTCATTATACCGGAAGACGGGAATCGGTGCAAGTGGGGAAAGCAGGGGAAAATCAAAAAGTTTTTGAGTCCGATAATAATACTATCAACAATCGCACCTCATGGGATGCGATCATTGGGGTTTCCGATGTACTTCCACGCTCCAGCCGAACGCGCATCGTCGCGCTCCTTTCGCGCTGCGTCGAGCGCGTCGAGCAGATTGTCGATCACGACAATCGTGGTGATGTCCAGCGGTGCGTTTCCGCTGTTGCGGCCGCGCTTCCACACATCAAGCTCCTTCCGCCAGTCGCGGTCGCCCGCAGGAGTGAGAGGCGGATTGTAGATGAACTCATAACGGGGTTGGGTGTTGTTGCTCATGTGATTGAGTCCTTTCGTTTGGGTTAGACGGTGACAACCTTGCAGCATTCCGCGCAAGTGAACCCATCGGGGTGCGTTGTCTTGGTGACGAGTGTACCGGACGACATCTCATCCGCGGCGCAGTTCATGCAGATGGTGCAATCATTCAAGATCACACCGGGATGCGAGAAACAATCAAGGCAGATGACGGGAGTTGCGGGCCCGTCGCCAATCAGACTGTTTCCGCAGAATACACACTCGATGGACAATGTGGAATCCAAGAGCGAACGGAAGCGACGACGCCAGTTGTTGAGAATGCTCTTCTTGCTCATGGTATGAGTCCTTTCTGTTTTGGTTGAGACTGTCGGAATCACTGATTCCGAGACTTCCGCGCAGCATCGAGCGCATCGAGTAGGTTGTCGATGATGATCAGCGCATCGATGGGGTATTGATCAATCGAACCGAGTTTCACGCGGTACGCCTTCCACCGAGTGATCTCAGCACGGTAGTCCCGATCACCATCGGGAGTGGTGGGAGGAGTGTAGAAGACATAATCGCCTCCGGGTTCGTGATTGGCAGTAGCGTTGTTGGTGTTGTTGCTCATGGTATGAGTCCTTTGGTTAGAGTTAGTGCTTCTTGTAGTTGACGACTTCGACATCCTTATCCCAACAAGCGCGGCAGTCCATGCACTTGTTTCCCTGCTTCGACGCAGGGCAATCGACCCACGCAGTCATGGGAGTGCGAGTAGCATCGACGCTGCTGCTGTTCTCCCACTCACTGGCGACTGACCCGATCATGGGCGCAGACACGCGCACCGTGAGATTCACCGGGAAGTGGTGATACTGGCGCAGATACTCACGCACCAACGCATACTCCCGAGTGGGCAGCCAGTGCTGCACCCACGGAGTGGCTTCCGCGATCACGGTGATGGCGAAGAGGTGATTCATCCCCTGCAAGTCTCCGCTGTCGTGCCAGCGAAAGTGCTTATCGCCAGTCTTACGAATGCTGGCGATCATTGCAGCAGCCCACACCGTGGAGTTAGAGCGCATCTTCTGATACCGGCGCTCCATTGCAGCAGCCACATTCGGAAACACATACCGACCCTTCAGAGCGTAGCACTTGCTGCAAGTAGAGCCAGCGACCTTGCGCAGCGCAGCGCCAACCTTGCAACGCTTCGCGCTGATCGAGAACGAATGACCCGGCATCTTCGACGGCAACGACAAGCCGCCAGTGAGAGCATCGAGCGTACCCCACGATGCATCACAGAGTTGGTGATCCGCGTAACTGTGTGCGTAGCCGTCATGAATCGGATCGATGTCCGTGGTGGTAGCGCAGGGAGCGTGAATGGGAGCAAGTTGAGCGAGAGCGATAGTCATAGCAGTAGTCCTTTCGTTTGGTGCATAGATTGTACTGGAAATGCCACTTGAATGCAAGCGGATATCGATCTAGGAAACTAGGGATAATCGTGGGAGAAGCACATACTTCATCTCAAATCTAGCATGTGTTTAGCGTATGCATTGTTATGCATTGCTGTGAGTTTGCTCCTGTCCGAACAGTATAGGGAGCGATGGGACTCCCGTTGGAGCCTCCCGCTAGCGAAGCCCCCCTCAAAGAATTCTTAAAGACTTTCTGAACATGGGACTCCCACCCATGAGACTCCCCCCTAAAAATCCTTTAAGGGACTCCTACCCCTACCTCCCCTACCCCTGAGACTCCCAGTAGGGGACCCCTAGATTGGAGTCCCTATAAATAAATTTACCATGAGATTATCCAAAGATTTTTTATTAGAAGTAAAAGCAAGAAGAGCGATGAGATTGGCTCAGTCGAACCGCCGATGGTCGCCGGATGTTCAAACTGCTATTAGTGGTGCAGAAGGTCGTCTGGCTGCGAGAGCAATGACTGCTGATATTGGTGGTCAATCAATAAAAGCACAAGACATTGCTCTTAACATAGACAAAATCAACCAAGCCAAAAGTGGGTTTAAGTATCCACTGAGAACCACACATAAAGATCTCTTTCCTGTGGCAAAGAATATTCAAAAGTGGAATGATCTCGGTGATCTTGCTTCAAGAGTAAGACAAGGAGGAATGGAACGTATTAGAGGAAATCCTGTTCTTATGAATAGAGCAGCAGATGCGGTTTCATTTAATAGATCCTTGGTTGGCAAACCTTCTGTTGGTTTAAACAATCCATATATGTCAAGAAAACTTCGAAATCTGCACGGACACATTGTTCGTTCTCAGGTGGCTGGTGCAGCAGAAGCAATGGGAAGAAGTGCATCTGAAGTTCCTGCATTCAAACCAGAACTTCCTCCTCCTCAATCTCAATCAAAACCAATGAGTGGCAACCAACAAAAGAAAAAGTACTAATGCTACGATTCAAAAAATATCTTCTTGCGGAGGACATGCCAGAGTACCAAGATGGCGGTGGTGCAAGAGAGCATACAGTTTCTCCGAAAATACCAAGATCAAAAAGCACAAAACTGGGGAGAATAGGACCATATGAAGTTCATCACCACGAAGATGATGATCTCGCGGGCGAAATCGTGTCGGTGCGACATGGTGGAAAACAGGTTGGTCAGTTTGACATTAGAAGGAGTGGAAGAAATTCACCAATTCGTATTGACTTTCCTACAATGACTGCGGCCCATCGTGGAAAAAAAGCACTAGTGAAAAATCTAGTACCTAAAGTCTATGCTATGATCGCAGATAAAGTTGGCACAGTAGAAAGTGGAGAACAACAAACAAAAGGCGGAAGATCTATCTGGGCGCGATTAGCCAAGATGCGACCAGTTAGAATCCGAAGATCAAGTGAGTTGGCTAGTCGTTCAACAAGTGCTGTGTATTTTTCCCATCCGAACCATCCAAACCTGAGATTAAATTTGGATCAACATGCTGATTATGAAGACATACATTCTGGCATAGAAGATGGATGGTCAACTGTAAGAAATGTAAAAACAAGATTAAGAGAACTTGGGATGAATAAAAAAGTCTTGGCAAGAATGAAAACTGCAAAAGATCTTCCACATCCAAAAGATTTTAAACGAAAGACAATTAATCTAAGTAAAATGGGTAATTATAATCCAAGAAAGCATGATGATATTGTTTATGGAGAACCGTATCAAGAGGCTGCTAGAGATATTACTCTCACAGTACAGGGAAAAAAGAAAAGAAAATGATCGTAAAGCGTGGCTCACAGTATTGCGTTACAAGTAAGAAGGGTAGAAACCTAGGTTGTTCTCCGACTCGCGCTGGTGCTGTGAAACGGCTTCGTCAAGTTGAATACTTTAAACATATGAAGGAAGAGAGAAACATCATGTCTTTCAAACAGTTTCTGAATGAAGAACAAGAGTGGTCTGCAACTGTCACTTATACTCACCCAGAAAAAGGTGAGGTTTCAGAGCGTGTGACGAGCAAAGAAAATATTCGTAACGCAGTTCATGAGTTCGTAAAAAAATTGCCGGAAGGCGCGAAGTTTCAGAAAGTAGACTACGACTTATGAAATCGTTTATTCAATATCTGAATGAAGCAAAGGGAAAAATTGTAGGTCAGTTCTATGGTGACGAAAGAGGAGTGGCACCAGTAGATACTCTGATTCGTGGAACACAAACAAGAAATCAAACAAGACGAGTCAAAGATTTGATTCGTGTCAACCAAGATGTTGGAACAAAAGAGGGTAGATTGGGTGATCAATTACAGAAACCATCGGAACCATTTATGGCTAGGGTGGATAGAGCAGACATGAGTTACCCCATTCATGTGGATTCTTCTGGTAATATAGTGGATGGATCACATCGCCTTGCTAAGGCGCACTTTGCTGGTCAAAGAACCATACAAACCAAGTTGGTTGCACCAACACTAATCAGCAAACACATTAAAGACTGAGTTTTTTGTCTTCTCTAGTTTTAATGTAGTTGTTCATTTTGTCTAGTATGCCGCTGTTTCTCAGTTCTTTGAATACTAGATTTTCAAAAGAAAATTCACCTGATCGTTTCAATCCAGCGGCTCTCATGTTTTTTATTTTTGTTTTGAGAGCCTTAAATGATTCGTCTTTTGCATTCGATGAAATTAAGTTTTGAATTCTGTGTGTTAGTTCTCGTACCTTTTTACCAATATGTTCATCGTCTATTTTGACTTCAACTTGCTTTGGTTTTGTTATCCATTTATTTTTTAACAGACTAAATGAACCTTGATTCTTTGGAGTCTTGAGTGTCATGTCTTGTGCATAAAGTTCAACATCATGGGCATATACTTGAATGTTATGTGTAAGACTCCACAATTGTTTTTTGTCCTGAAAATAATCTTCTAGTACTTCAGGGCAATCTGGAAGTTTGTTTTTGTCTATTACAACGTGAACATCAACATCGGAATGTTCTGTATAATTGTAATTTGCATTTCCACCGACGAATATTATGTCTTTGATTGCTTCGTCTGGAATATTGGCAAACTCTGCCCATGTTTTGCCTATTTCTAATAGTTTTTTTCTTACTATTGGTTTAAGTGAATCCTTTGTCCAAAACTTTGGATTGAGCGTATCATGCTGTTTTAATGATAAGGACTCTTCTTGAAGATATAGGCTAAAATGCTTCATCCCAGTATTTATGAAAAACTACATATACTAGGAGAATAATATGAAGAACCCAGAGACTATTATCCGTGGTATCATGAAAGAGGCCGCTGCTTCTGAGTCAGAAAAAATTGCAAAGTTGGTTGGAAGACACATTAAGAGCAAGAAACCAACCGCTGATGAAGCAAACAAACACTTTACTCACGACGAAAAAGCAGCCGAAAAAATTGTCAAGTTGGCTAAGTCAATGGAAGAACAAACCCAATTAGAAGAAGCAAAGTCTGCTGCATGGCAACGCAAAGAGGGGAAAGATCCAGAAGGTGGTTTGAATAAAAAAGGTGTCGCTTCATATCGCAGAGCAAATCCTGGGTCAAAGTTACAAACAGCAGTAACAACCGAACCAAGCAAACTAAAGCCAGGTTCAAAGAAAGCAAAACGTCGTTTGTCTTTTTGCCGTCGAATGAAAGGCATGAAAGCTAAACTAACTTCCGCAAAGACCGCAAGAGATCCAGATTCTCGTATTAATAAGTCTCTACGAAAATGGAACTGCGAATGACACCAAAAAAACCAAACAAACCACTAAATTTTAGATCTGTTCCTATTTCAAAGCCAGACCCAAAACTTACAAAAAAATCTTGTAATTGTGGTAGAAACAAACATAAATAATAGTAACCCCGCTTGAGATCGTATCTCAAGCCCGACCTCCCGCTCTACGCATCGGGAGGTTTCTTTTTGGATAAATACTTTTATGAAACATTTCGTAAAATTTATAGTCGAACAATACGAGAAACAAGGTCGAATAGATGACTTTGTTAAATTTGCTGCCGAGTTTTTAAACCTTGAAGTACCAAAAGTTATTCTTCTACCAGAGAGAGAACCGGATATGACTACAGCAAGTTATAATATGAAAAATGGTGAAATAAAAGTCTATATCAAAGGAAGAGCAGCATTTGATATTTGTAGAAGCATAGCACATGAGATGGTTCATGCCGCTCAACACAAAAAGACAGATGACTTGGATGGTTCAACTGGATCTCCACATGAAGACGAAGCAAATGCAATTGCTGGTAGAATTGTAAGAATGTACGGAAAACAAAATCCAGATTTTTATGAATGAAAAAACAAAAAAGTTATTAAAAGAAATGAGAGATTTCAAATCCTCACCACGGTATATCGCTGATCGATTTCACCATGAAACAATTCATGGCGACGTTCACCTTCCTATTTCTAAACATTTAACTTCTTTAGGTTTCTTTACTAATAAACCAATACACAAAAATGGAATCGCAGAATACTCTATTCAGGGTGGGTATAGAGGAAACGAAGTTCTAACACACCAGTTAGGAATTGGCAAGTCATTAATTCCACTTCCTCAACATCACCCTAAACAAGAACATTCTGTAAAACATTTAGTTGAACGTGCTTTTAGTAAAAAACCATCTAAGTATCTTTTGTATTTAAAAACATTACACGATGGTTTATCTTCAGCAATAGAAAAACACAGAGATAGATGGAGACAATCTCACAGAATGGCAGTTGATTCATTGAAAACAATGAAACAAAACACACTAAGTTCTTTGAGTAGATCTGTTCCTCTCGGAAACAGCATAGAAGAACATCAATTACAAGCACATCATCACCAAGAATTAGCGGCAGAACACGAAAAGAATATAAGAGAACTAGAGCATCATAGAAGAACAATAGTTCATCATGCAAATGCTTTAGGTAATATATTTGGAGTAGATGCATCAGAACAATCTGTTGGTAATTTAAATTCTCCAAAAATAGTTGGAGGTGTCTGGGATGAGGTGTTATAATGATTGCTATTGTTGTTGATAAGAACAACAAAGAAACAAAAAGAATAATAGACCCATCTCCAAGATGGATCGTAAAGCAATTAGAAACATATACTTGCCAAGTTCTTTTTAGAAAAAAATTGAATGGACAATTTCGTTCGCTAAAATGTACTAGAAATTTTGAAAAACTTCCATCAGAATATGAATCTCTTATTCACGGTGTAATAGAAAATCCACATGGATATAAAGACATAATACCTGTATGGGACATTTCAAGCAGAGAATGGAAAAGTTTTTATTATGACTCAATTTACGCATTTAAGGTTTTATTAGGAGAATAACGTGATAAACAATAATGAATATGAACAATCTCCAACCGCAAAACTAGTAGATACAGGAAATGGTCAAAGTCTATTAGTTTTAGAGGATTGGAATATCGAAGACACTCTTGCCGGATATACATCGGATGAAGTAAAATCTTTGATACAAATGTTACAAGAATCCTTGGACATTATGAATAGATACAATAGAGCCAACGAGAAGTTGCCTCTGTTCGAAAATGTCTCGGAGGATTCTTATGTTCAACAAGAAACACCAGACGCACTCTGACGAATGGGTTCAATCTTTAATAGATGCCAGTAGTGATGCTGTTAAGGCATACGAAGAATATCTCATGGATAGAATTACATATAATTCTCTTGCAAAAACAATGAAAAGAGTGCATAATGTGTTAAACCTTCTTCCTCCCTCTGATTATCCAAAAGCAAAAAGGATAGAAAACAGAGATTACAAAGACTATTTTGAATGATTCATTATGAAAATTGAAAATGACATTAAGTTAGATTTTAGTGATGTTTTAATTCGCCCAAAACGCAGCACACTTGTTAGTAGAAAGCAAGTAGAACTAAACAGGAATTTTAAATTCCCAAGTGGATTAACGTGGGAAGGAGTACCAATCATTGCTTCAAATATGGAAGGTGTTGGTACTTTTAGTATGGCAAAAAGTCTAGAGCCATACTATATGCTATGTGGTATTAATAAATTCTATTCGGTTCAGGAGTGGATTACTAATTACGAAAATTCATTAGTAAATGGCTATCTACATTGTGAGAATTTAGTTTATACTCTTGGTATGACACATGATCCATATCAAGAAATCTCAAAAGCAACAGATATTTTAAAAATATGTACCAACGTAAAATTCATTTGCATTGATGTCGCAAATGGATATACAGAAAAATTTGTTGATTATGTAAAACGCATTCGGCAATTATTCCCAAATAAAATCATTATTGCAGGAAATGTTGTAACTCCTGAAATGACAGAAGCACTAGTTCTTGCAGGAGCAGACATAGTAAAGGTTGGTATTGGTTCTGGAAGTGTTTGTACTACTAGAAAAGTTGCTGGCGTCGGTTATCCTCAACTGTCTGCCATTATTGAATGTGCCGATGCAGCACATGGGCTTCGCGCACACGTTCTTGCAGACGGTGGTTGTACGATACCCGGAGATGTTGCAAAAGCATTTGGTGGTGGAGCAGACTTTGTTATGCTAGGTGGTATGTTGGCAGGGCATGACGAGTCTGAAATGAATTCACTACAAGATGAAAATGGAAATATTAAAATTCCATTTTATGGAATGTCATCAAAAAGTTGTATGGATAAACATTTTGGTGGAGTCGCACAATATAGAGCGGCAGAAGGTAAAACGGTATACTTGGATGCAAAAGGTCCGGTAAAAGAAACTATTCAACAAATTTTGGGTGGTGTTCGATCTGCTTGCACTTATGTTGGTGCAAGACACTTGAAAGATTTACCAAAATGTTGTACATTCATTCGTGTTAATCGTCAACTCAATACAGTTTATGGAGATTCATTATGAACAGCACTGATAAGAAAAACAAACTTAGAATTAGTCGTCGCCGCAAACTTCGAAAGCGTCGTGATCAACTATTGCTACTAAATGCAAGCAAAAAGACACTTGATCGACTTGAACGAGAAGGTTGTTTGCCAAAAATTGTTAAGCAAAAACTAGGAAGATGAATATTTTTGTATTAGATGAAGATCCCGCGCAAGCCGCGTGGGATATGTGCAACAAGCATGTCGTAAAGATGATTGTTGAATCTTGTCAATTATTATCAACAGCACATCACGTTCTTGATGGTATTCAGATTACTCGTACAGGAAAAAATGGACGTAAGTTTTCTACCTATGAAACCACTAGAAAGGATTTCTTTTTTCCTCCTCTTCTTCGTTGCACTATGGTAAATCATCCATGTACAATTTGGACTCGCTCTTCTAACTTAGCATATAGTTGGTTATGGTCTCATGTGAAAGAAATGCTAAAAGTTTATGAAGTTCGATATAATAAAGTTCATGCGTATGATTCGTTGGTTCAACACTCTTTAATTCATAAACCAAAAACAATTCCAATTACGGCAGATCTTCCTCCTTTTGCACAAGCCATGCCAGATCAATATAAAAAAGAAAATGCGGTAGAGGCATATAGAGCATATTATGTTAATGAAAAAAGCCGTTTTGCAAAGTGGCCAGATGGAAAAATACCAAAATGGTATCTTGACGGTTTACAAATACCTGTTACAATACCAGCATAACAGAAACGGGAATGTGGCGGAACAGGCAGACGCAGCAGACTCAAAATCTGCCGCCCGCAAGGGCATATGGGTTCGATTCCCATCTATCCCATTAGATGAATGGAAATTACCATGTATTTAACTCTATGACACAGTATATTATTATATTATAAGGAGCCTGCACTCCTTAAACGCAGTGGATGCATACAGTTTAGAGTAATCTGATATGCATCGAAAATAAAACTCTCGTCGTAAGGAGAATCGACGCCTCCCCAAAGAGTCATGGTAAACGACTCCCCAGCCAGTAATGGTTGGGTTTTTTTATTTTTACATATTGTTATGAAGAAGCGTCATAAACAATTACTCAAAAAATACTAAAAGAAGTAAAAAATAGATTGACATAAAAAAATTGAGCGATATAATTAACACCGTACAAGTGAAGACGCCTCTATAGCTCAGATGGTAGAGCATTCGGCTTTTAACCGATAGGTCGTAGGTTCGATCCCTACTGGAGGCATTGTTTGTTATGCGCTCATAGATTAACTGGCTAAATCCCCGCCCTTTCAAGGCGGTGAGTCGGGGTTCGAGTCCCCGTGGGCGTACTATGTCACTTACAAAAACATCTGAGATTCATATTACTTTTGTTGACGATAACGAGAAAGATATTATCTTTTTCGTGGTTTGTTACAAGGGATGTGATATCATTAAGAAGTTTGCGTTTCGTGACAGAACAAAAGCCGAGGAAGTAGCACTTTCTTGGAACAATTCTGTTGACACAAATTAAATATTTACTATAATAAACTCAAATCAAGGGAATGTTGGTTGTTGAGACTTACAACAAACTCTTTTTAGAAACAAGTCTCAAAAGGATTCTTTACTATGGCTAATACTCTTAGCAAGACTCGCAAGGTCATCAACTATCTTGCAAACGGTAATACTCTTACCGCATCTGAAGCGCGCGCCCGTTTTGGCGTTCGCAATCTTCGCGCAACGATCAGCAACATTCGTGAACTCGTTGAGCGTTTTGGTAATTGGCAAATCGAGACTGAGGTTTCTTCAACCGGAAAGACTCGTTATGTCATGATCGACACTCATCCGGGTGATCGTACCTACGGTTTCCGCAACGACGGTAGCCGTTACGTTCTCTGAACAATTAAATAAAACCATGTGAATGGTTAAAGGTGCTGCTCAAACAGCACCTTTTTTATTCCCATAAATATTGTTGGAGGATTTTTATGGAAATAAATTATTTTTATGCTAAAGTACAAATTGATGGAAGATGTATTGATCTTCTATTAACTAACGGTGAAATTGTTCGTGCTCATACAAGAGCAAAAGAAAATCCTCAGTTAGTAAACGATGTTCGCGGTTATACAGAACTTTGCTGCGGAGTTCCTGTAGAAAAACGTAAATGCAGTATTTGGGAAAAACTTTTAGGCAATTGTAATTGCCAATAATGGAGATATTATGTCAATTAAAATGGTTCGTTTGAGTTCGGGTGAAGAAATTATTTGTAAGTACCGTAGTGACAAAGATGTAAACGGTGTAATTCACATTCTAACAGATTCAGCAATTTTGTTCCCAATGGGACAAGGTAAGTTGGCTTTTGCAAAGTGGATGCCATATGTTAGCGAAAATCAGCACACACACGGAATTACCATTGATGATCGTTTTGTTATGTTTGTTGTTGATATTGATGAAGAGATGAAGAATCAATATCTAGGAATGCTTTCTGGTCTAGTCGTTCCAAATAACGGACCAGTCGGTGCTGGTGCTGGTCTTAAACTTACAACTTGACTTGTGAACGACAGTGGATATAATTTGTGTTCCTTGAAAAAGGAACATCCGTCCCTGTAGCATAACAGGATAATGCAACGACCTTCTAAGCCGTAGATTGCAGGTTCAAATCCTGCCAGGGACGTTAAATTTTAATTCACATGTGCAAATTGCCATAGAGAAATTCATGAGATGGAGCGTAGCACAACGGTAGTGCAATCCGCTGTTAACGGATCGGTTACAGGTTCAAATCCTGTCGCTCCAGTTTAAACGAAGGAGTTGGAGAATTTATCATGATTGATTATGCAGACGTAATTTATGGACTCGCATGGGGCGACGAAGGCAAAGGAAAAATTTCTAATGCAATCGCGCACGAATACGATTATGTTTGTCGATGGAATGGTGGTCCAAATGCGGGACATACCGTTTACATCAAAGACAAAAAGTATAAAACACACAGTGTTCCTTGTGGAATTTTTAAAGGTAAAAAATCAATTATTGGTCCTGGATGTGTTCTTCATGTAAATAAGTTTTTACAAGAAATTTCTTACTTGGAGCAAAATGGTTTTGATGTCTCTCTTGTAAAAGTTTCTCCTCATGCTCATATCATCACAGATGAGCATATTGAACGAGACATGAAAGAATTAAAAAAGAAGTTTGGAACTACAGGACAAGGAATTGCTCCATGCTATGCCGATAAGATGCTTCGTTGTGGTACACAAGCAAAAGATGTTCTAGATGCTCAGTATATCTGGGATGGACATCTTTCTGGTGCAGTTTTATGTGAAGGAGCACAAAGTGTGTGGCTTGATATTGATCATGGAAACTATCCATTTGTGACGAGTAGTACTACTTTACCATACGGAGCATGTTCTCTTGGTATTCCTCCAAAGTACATTGGTCGTAGTATTGGTGTTGCTAAAATCTACGATACGAAAAGTGGTGTAGATCCACTGTTCCCTGAAACTTTATGGGAGGATGAAACACTAAATCGAATCATTGAACTTGGCCAAGAATACGGTTCCACAACCGGCCGTAAGAGACTAGTAAATTGGTTAAATCTTGATAAGTTGATTGAATCAATGCAACTTTCTGGTTGTGATTATCTCATCATAAATAAGTGTGATGTTTTAGAAACAGTTGGCGTATTCAAAGTATACTACAAAGGGTTTCTACATCAATTTAGTAGTTTGCTTAAAATGACTGAATTTATTTCAAATACATTAGAGTTCTTAAATGCAAACATATCATTCTCTGGAAATAGAGAAGAAGTGAGTTTTAATCGTGGGTGGTAAACACGGTGCTGGAAAAGGCGATAGATATAGACCAGTAGACTATAAAAAATGGTCTGACAACTGGGATCGTATTTTCAATAAAAAAATTAAGAAAAAGGAATCTAAAAAATGAGTGAGTACAATGCCGGAAATAGTTTTGATGAGGGCTTTAAGGCTCGTTATTCAGGAAAGCATCGATCCGAGAATCCATACACTATTCGGTCAATGCAAGGACACGAATGGATGACAGGTTGGACGGAAGCAGATAATAAAATATTTGAGGAAGCAAAGGAAAGAAGTATTTCTCAACTTAATGAGCAGGGTCATGGAAAACAATTCCTCCAAGACTGAAGAATCACCATTAAAGAATCATCCCCTCTATGAAAACAGAGGGGATGATCTTGTTTTTAGACTTCAAAAAGAAATTGAACAACTCAAAATTGAATTAAGTAAATTCGATAGGGACATCGTTAGCAAAATAGAATGACAATCCCTGTCCTGTTGTTTTAGTATACAACAATAAGTTATTACTTCCTAGATTTTTCTCTAAATAACCATAAAATGGAAGTGGTGGTAGTGGTGATAGAATTGATGGGGGTTCGTTAAATGTTATTTGTGAAGTATATGTTGCATTTTTTAATTCTTTAAAAAACAATAAATTTCTTTGAGCACCGCATGGAGATACTTGAAGAATTCCATTTGTATTGTCTTTTAATTCTTCGTAATTTGTACAATTTATTATATTATTTTGTTTAATATTTACAGTTGTTAAATTTGTCTGAAAAGAAGTTATATTGTTCAAGTTTATAGTTATTGATTGGTTCTCTGTTAAATGAATAAAATCATTATTTCCATATCTCCCAAAATATTGAACGAGTCCTTCGCCGGCGCTTAACAACGTTAAATTTGAATTTAACAAATACCAACCAGCATTCATGGTAATAACATATTCGGTTTGTGCTGTTTTATTTATTTTTACCATATCAATATTGAGTGGTATGATTTTATTAAGATCAAACCCAAAAGGATTTATACTTGAATTTCCAGTTCTTGTAAATCCTAAAGAATCAACACCATAAATTTTTGAATAAGTAATCCAATTTTTTACATATTCAACAAATAATGATTGGTTTTTATAAAATTTTTCTTGAAGTTCGTTTAATTCCGATGCTTGTAACATTTTTTTAGAACCAAAAATAATGTTGTTTGAATTTTCAAAAAATGTATTTTTAGATTCTCTAGAAAGATACGGAACTTCTTTTAGTGGATATTTTTTATTTACATCTGAAATATTTTCTATATTTACATCAGGGTTTACAATAAATTCAGGAAACACATAAGTTTTAATTTTTGGTTTTTCAATTGTTCCCAGAATATCATTCGTATATGACAGGTAATTATTAAGATTGCCAAGATTTAATTTTATATCTGTTGTGCTTTCTTCAGAAATTTCATTTGGGTGATAGATGTCTAAAGCACATCTTGTATTTAATACCAATTCATCTCCTGCTATTAAAAACACATCATCGGGCGTGGAACAACTAGATGCATCAATAGTATCTCTGTTTGATATACCAAATTTAGTTCCATGTGTGTTTTCGTGTCTTCCTACATAAATTGTTTCACCTTCAGGAGTTACAGTAAATACTGAACCACCGTCCTCTCCTTGTCCTTGAAAATATAGTTGCTCGTTTCCATTATAATTTAAACCAAGACCGATTAGTGCTGGATCAACACCAAATGTAAATGGTTTAGATCTATCAGCGATCCCAACTGAAATGCCATTTTCTAATTTATGAATTACTTTTGTTATAGTATAATTTTCATGAAATCCGTAAGTTGGATGATTGTTTCTAATTGGTCCTTGTAGTACCTTATATCTTTTTATATGATCTGGAATTGGTTCTTGATCTGGTTTCATTACCCAAAGTCTATGATAGTCTTCTTGTAAACTAATGCAGTTAGGGGGATTGCCCCAAGCATTACATGGACATTCAAATTCTCTATACTGTATTTCGTTTAATTCTTTATCAAAGTAACTAAAAGTAAGTGTTGTGCTGCATGGTGAGGTAGTAATTGGATGCCCTACAGTTATTGCATATTCATACCCGTCAGGTTCACCGTATTTTGGACCATCATTTTCTACCAAAACGTCGCCCCACCAGCTACCACTAAACCATAAATTTGTATTATTCCAATATTTTCCATTTGTTGATATTCTCGGATCTATTTTTTTGAACGGTTGTGGATTATATCCACGATTATCTGCCCAATAAGAATCAAACACACAAGAATTTGCTAAAAAAGATTCGCAGGGTTGATGAGGTGTATATGGTGGGTTTATTGTTCCACTATTTTTGTAAAGTGCAATTCGTTCTGAAATAGATATGTTATTAAGAGAGCATGAAGCCTGATCTCCTGCTTTAGCATATGCCCAAAAAGCATTACAAAATGGAAAAACTGCATTAGTAGACTCTTTACATGCTATAAATCCTTCATTTGGTTCAAAACTTCCGTCTTGATTTGCATCTCCACACCAAACCGAGCCACCATCACCATATTTTTTTTGTCCGACCCTACAACCAGAAAAGTCAACAGTAATTGGTATTTGCTCTCCATTTACAGTAATACTTTCTTGATTTGTAAATAGGTTTGGGTTGTAGGCTATAGGATTTGCCGCAACATATTGAGGAAATACAGCAGGCTCTGTGTCATAACGAAAAACATCTATGTTATCTCGAACTTGTGAATAATTATGAATCCATATTGGCATAGTAAAATATGTATATTCATAAATAAAAGTACAGACGGGCTCGCGAACTACGCTGTTCGTGCGAAAAAGGAACTTCGCTACCTTTAGACCGTCAGAGGGGGGGATTCGGGTAATCCCCCTCTTTCTTTTTAATAAATAGTATTATGGGATTTCAAGAAAAAATATTAGTATATCCCGTTATATGGGCAATTACTGGACCATCTGGAGCCACGGTCTTTCAATTAGACGAGAACGGGCAAAAGATAGCAGGAGTAACAGGGCAATCTGTATATAAAGACGATCCTTGGGAAGCCTATATTCAGTACATTAAAATTCAATCATAATTGGTTGCATTTGTTTTATTTTTTGTTATAATTCTGTCATGCAACTGTCTCATGTAGAAGAATATCTACAGACTGCGTTTCCTATGTGCCTAGCCATTCCAAGGCAAAAAAAGCACGTTTCTCTTGTTATTTGTAAAAAGAGAATTATTGCCGTTGGTATGAATTATTTCAAAACGCATCCAATGGCAAAAGAAATTGGTTATAAGTTTGAGGAAATGCATTCAGAACTTGATGCCTATCGCAAACTCGACAAAGAAGATAAAGCCAAAAAGATACATTTGATTAATATTCGATTTAATAAGTTTGCTCAAATGAGAATGTCAAAGCCATGTGAAAAATGTTTACCGTGGTGTGTTGAAGTTTTTCACACTATTCACTATACTACTGATACAGGTATTCAGCGTCTTGAGTACTAATTTTTAAAGGAGATACTATGATTTATCGTTCATTTAATTCAACAAACAGTTTGATCCTAAGTGCAATTTCAATTCTTGGTTTTGTTAATGTTGCAAACCTAGATTTTAAGAATCCATACGTTTTTGGTTTTGGTGTTGCTAGCCTTGCTTTTCTAGGACTATGCATTTCTTCACTGCATACACATATCAAGGATCTAAAGTCTGATATGCGTTATGATCGTGAATACTATACACTAGAGGAAGTTAAGAAGGAAATGTCAGATCGTATTTCTCACCTTGAGCGCACCTCTAGGTGATGGATTGGCGCGGTAGCCCAAAGGCAGAGGCAATCGACTTAAAATCGATTCAGTGTGGGTTCGAGTCCCACCCGTGCTATTAGGAGACAGAATGTTTAGACTTCATATTGATATTCCATTGCTTGGCACCGAATCAGAAGCAGCAGAAATCTCAAAGAAGATTATCGACCTTCTAGAGAAAGAAAAAATGTTGACTTTTGGAGTAGAACAAGTAAACTATCGTCTTGGACATGACGAAGATCGTCAAAAGAGTAATTATCTCTTGAAGAATGAAAACGGTCATGTTTCAAACAAAAAGTGTCACATTCACTGGGTGTGAACTTATGGGATGTGGGGGTCTGGGAGGCCCAGCCTTGCTTATAACGAGGTGGCAGTAGGTTCGAATCCTATACATCCTATTTTTAATAAATACGGTACGGAGAATAATATTATGGCTTCAAGAACATTTTCAGTACCGACTGGTTGCAGACAAGCAATGACCGATCTTCATTCCGCACACACCGAGCGGTACAATAAAGTTTTGAGTAGATTGCAGCAAATGCATACAAATCAAAAACAAGATCACCAAATAATTGCTGCGTTTATGGATACTCATAATACTCTTCGCGGTGCAGTACAACATGCGTTAAATACCGATGTTGAAATGCCAAATTCTGTTAGAGATCGTCTTCATGCAGCAAGTGTTCATGCCGGAGATGTTCATTCTTCTCTGGTAAAGGGACAAAGAGGTCCTGGTGTTGGTCGTAAAGTTGTAGAGGGAAAACCAGTTGGTAGACCAATGGCTGGTAGATTTGTTGATCCCGAAAAACATTTAGAAACGATAACACAAGAACGCAGAAAAAGATACACAAGATAATTTAAATTATGAATGAAAATGAAATTAAAGAGGTTAAAGAACCTATTGATATTCTCATTGAAAAATATCCACTGGTTTTTGAAACCATGTCTGAACAAACATACAATGAACTTCCCAATGGTTGGTATGGATTGCTAGACAAAGTTTGTTCTACTGTTGAGCAATATTTGACAGAAGAAAAGCAAAAAAACTCAGATACAGTATTTGAGGTTCTTCAAATAAAAGAAAAATTTGGAGGACTAAGATTCTATTACACGGTTCAGACAAACAATGAAATTCTATTTAAGAATATTCAAACATTAATAGACAAAGCAGAAGACGATTCTTATGGAATTTGTCAAATAACTGGTCGACCTGGTGCATTGTGCAAAAAGGGTTGGCACTTTATGACTTTGTGCGAAGAGTCAAGAATTTCTCATGATTTTGAATTAGTTGAAAATGGACACAAGAAATCTAATTGATCACTATAAATATTGGTCCGATGACGCTATTAGAGCAGATCTTAACCATAAGCGTTTTAACTATACAGTTATCTGCTGTAATATTGGCAATGATTTTAATATTGCCACAGTTATTCGAAACGCTAATGCGTTTTTGGCAAAAGAAGTAGCGATCTATGGACAAAAAAAATACGACAGGCGGGGAACCGTTGGCACCCATCACTATACCAACTTCCGTCATGTTAAAACTATTGACAACCTCAATTCCTACATTAAAGAAATTATTTCCTCCCATGAAGAAAAAGTTAAATTACTTGGAATTGACAATGTTCCTGAAGCACAAGACGTAAACGAATATCAATTTGATCCAAATATTCATTATGTGATGATTTTTGGTCAGGAACAAATTGGGGTTCCCGAAAACGTTCTAAGTATGTGTGATGATATTCTTTATATTCCACAATATGGTTCTGTTCGCAGTATTAATGTTGGAACTGCTTCTGGTATTATAATGAATAACTATTGTTTTAAAATTAATTCATTTGTGGTTCGATAAACATTATGGAATACACATTTAAATCTAGATACGGTGATATTAGGAAGGTAATAAAGGATTCCAAGAACACTTATATTGTGGAAGGAAAAACTAATTTTACTAGAGCCAGTGCAAACGATGATGGAAGTATTTGTATGTTTGACTTTGAAGGAGGTCCTTTTGTGATGGTTGGTGAAAAGGCTATTGAGTTTAATGTTGATAGAATCGTGACTTCTATACAAATACTGGATAGTGAGGAAGGTTCTGCCAAAATTAAAGTTATTTGCAAATAAATAATAACATGGTAGACCCCTTTCAGTACAATATCGATCCATCGCTCCTAGAAGGAGATTTTGGTTTCAGCACCGTAGATCAAAATGAACTTGGTAATTTATTAACACCAAACGTTGCTGAGCCAGCAGAAATTGCTGCAATTAAAGACAAACTGGATATGATTCTTGAAATGAATTCTACATGTGAAGGCGCAATGGCAGTAAAAAGTCAATATGATGAATTACTAAAAGCCAGAATGACGGAAATAGAAAAAACTATTCTTCCACTTTTAGCGAGTTTAAAGAAAAATAAAGTAAAAGATTATATTTTTTGGCCAGGGGTTCAAAGAGAAGCCCAGTGCGATTTACAGATTCAAAAACTTTTATCATTGACACGCGCTAAACTTTAATTTACAATACAGTCTTGCGGGTGTAACTCAGTGGTAGAGTATTGGTTTTCCAAACCAACTGTCGAGGGTTCGATCCCCTTCTCCCGCTTTAGCGAGTATACTCAAGTGGTCAACGAGGTCTGACTGTAAATCAGATGGCTTCGCCTACGGGAGTTCGAATCTCTCTGCTCGCACTATATAAGGTATATGCGTGGCTAGGTGTGTGATGCCTACTAGGATCATTGGTTGCAAACGGTGATTGAGCATGGGTGCAGGTCCCTCACTACGCTTTTGGTATTGTTGATCTCGGACAGAAATGCTAACAGCACAGGGGTTCGAATCCCCTCGGCTCCATTAGCCTAACCTAAAGCCTCTGCAAACTTTAGGGATGGCGAAACAAGTCCTCGTTGCAGCGGGGCATTTAAGGGGCTGAATGGCATCGACTGGAGCAGAGTATGAAAGAAGGAGATACCCGACACGGGTAACAAGTGTCGTAAATAAACAGTTGCAAATATAATTGCCAACGAACTGGCAATGGCTGCTTGAAGCAGTGGGGTTTCCCGGTTTTCCCGCATCTGAAAAACCGGATTTATTTTTTGACATAACTGTTTCGTCTGATATAATATTTACATGGCTAAACGTAAATGGGATGTTATTGATATGGGAGCAGAAGCACAAGGTCGTGCTTTTCGCAAACAAATAGTATTTCAAGTTGCTAAACGCGCACTAGGAAAGAAAACGATTGCAGAACGTAAAATGCATCTTGATGGCACTTATGCAATACAGCGTAAACTAGTAAAATGCGTGGAGAAAGAACAATGAACTGTCAAACATGTGGTTGTGAAATTCCAAAAGCCAGACTAGAAGCACTCCCTTATACAACAAAGTGCATAAAGTGTTCTGATGCAAAACCATATGTTGGGTTTATGGATTGGTATCATAAAACTGCGCCAGAGTTGGTAATGGTAAATTCAGCAGATAAAGAAAATCTGCGACGAGCACAACGAGTTTCTAATAGAGCCCGCTAAATGCGGGTTTTTATTTTACTATTATTTTTAGTTTTGTTTTCAAATTATTAGAAACAAAATAAATTATTTTGTCTGTACTTCCCGTGTATATCGAAGAATATGAATTTGAAGATCCGGGCGTACCTAATACTAACACGTTTTCTGTAATTTCTTGTAGAGTATTTTCTGAATTCGAAAACTTAAAACTGTAAGATTTTAAACTTGGATTATCTAAAATAAACTTTAAATTTGTGTTTTTGTTTACTGTTATTTCTTTTGTTTCTTTTTCATCAATCACAAAAGAATTTTTAGATATTTTGAGCGATATTGATTTACCAAATATTTTTGGTCTTACAGAATAATTTCTAACAATAGGTTGAATTGAGCGTAAAACCGACGCCTCCGAACCCGATAAATTGTTATTTGTAAATAAAGAACTAGAAGTATTTTCAGTAGGTTGTGTAATTCTATTTCTTTGTTCTATTCTACTAATTTCTTGTATAAGTCTATTTCTTTGTTCTAAAACACTAGGTTGTGTAATTCTATTTCCTTGTTCTACTCCATCAAGTTGTTGCATAAATCTATTTCTTTCTTCTAATTCATCTTGACATTCTTGATTTGGTGAATAATATAGAAATGTTTGTTGATTTTTTTCTATTATTTCTTTGCACAAAAATTCATTTTGAGCCTGAGTACATGTTGCATTAGACATGCAAACCCCATATGTTTTATCATTCAGATTTGGATTTGATTGTTTATCCCCTGTATAAAATAAATTTAAAAGAACAGGTTGTCCTATTAAATCTTCACTTATTATTTCTTCATCAGCTAATATATTTTCAAAACCATCCGCATCAGTAAATAAATCAATAACTTTTAATTTTTTATTGTCATTAGATGTAGTTCCACCAAATTCAACATAGTCGCCAACTTGTATCCCCATTCGTTTAAAAGAATATATTCCATTTGACAGTGAATTTTTGATTATGCTTTGTTTTTGTTGTTTAGAAGATAGTGTTGAAGAACTCTTAAATAATTGAGGAACTTGTGTAAAAAATTTAGAAAAATATGAATCGTTACTTTCTATCAGTCTTGAGGTAGAAACAACTTCGGCTCTTATTATTTTTCCTTGATCGAATGAGGTAAACGAAAAAGTACCACTTAAATTTGCCTGAATCTGTGACTTATCATCAACATACAAAGCATCTTGTATTGTGAATGTTATGCCAGGAGTTAGTGAATTAAAAAACGAACTAACATAAGATAAATCATCTTCGTTTTTAGAATTACTGTAATCTATTATTACTTTATTTTGATTATCATAAAAAAGCAAAGACGGAATGCTCAATAAATTTCTATTTTTCTTAAAATAGAATTCTTGAGTAGAAGAAAAAATCAAACCATAAAACACATCGTTTGCTACAAGATAAAATGATCTTGTATCTTTTTGAGTGTATACTCTTTTAGTATTTCTTCTAGTTCCTGACATGCATTACGAACCAATATAACTTATTAGTTGAGAACCTTCTGCCGATCTTGCATATAGAGCACTCAAATTATTACATTCTATATAAATGCTCTCTCCCGCCTCTAGTGGATAACCATCTCTTGGATTTGTAAGTAGTTGTGGACCACCAATGTAAACGAGCGCAGTATTTGTGCTATTTGCCTTTACTGTGACACCCACAAGCAATGGAAAGTTTGAATTCAATTGAGTGGCTGTTGCAGCAATTGTTTTAGTTGCGCTTGTTACTTTTGATGGTCTTATAATCTCTGATACCTTTGCTCTGATATTTCCGCCAGTTATGTCTGTTTTTATAGATGACAAAACAGCAGTATTCGTTTTAATATCAGAAAGTTTAGAAATTAACGGAGTTGTTTCAAGAGTTATTGCATTTACTATTTCAGTGTCATCAATACTTAGATCGTTAGTTACATTAACATCAAGTGGAGTTGTTGCGGTAACTTCAATCGCATCTCCATTTTCTCCTTTTACTACGATAGCAGCACCTGAAGTAGATCCAGCAACAACAAGCGGTAAATTGTTATGATTAAATACACCAGTACTTGCTCCAACATTTATTGTGGCAGTAAATCCTGAATTTGTCAAATAAACATTTAATGCATTTGATGTTGAATTTAATGTTGCACCAGATGAGTCATACAATCTGGTTAGTACTTTACTTCCAAGGTCAGAACCCAACACAGAAACAGTGTCGGTTACTGAATTAAGATATCTACCACCACTGATTGTTACAGAACCAGTAACACTTACACTATCGTTTGATGATGAAAGATATCTACCACCAGTAACTGTAATTGGTTGTATGGTTATTCCGGTTGATCCAGCACCTCCAACGATTACTGGTTGACGAAGGCTGACACTTCCCGTGATGGCAACAGGAACGCCATTTGTAACACCTTGAATATTACCAGTTACTGGAAGTTGATACCCAGTGCTCCCTCGTACATAAACAAAACTAGATCCAGTTCCTGTGTTTGTGACTGTTACAGTTCCAGAAACAGAACCAGAAATACCCAAAACAGTGCTCGGGTTGGTCGAATAAATATTAACTGGAAGTGGTGTTGATTGGGAAACTCTAAATGCTTCGCCGCTGGTTCCCCACATCATTTTCATGATTTGAACGTGTGCTGCGTCACCGCTTAGCCCATTGACATATAGATAGTCAGTTGCTATACTTGCGGTGTTACCAGAAACGTCAATTGTCAGATCTTTGTCTGTGTCTGCCATCCGTATTCTCCGTATTGATAAAAGTATGTATAACTATGAAAACAGGAATATAAATGATATTTGATACCGAAAAACAACAACAGTTTTGTAAAAAAATAGAAAATCATGTAAAACGATGGAATGTAACATATCTCGAAGCCATAGTTGCAGTTACGGAAGATATGAATATTGAACCTGAAGTTGCAGCCAAATTTCTCACCAAACCAATCGTAGAGAAGATTCAAGAAGAGGGACGGCAAATAAATCTTCTCCCAAAAATAAAAAATAAACTTCCAATCTAAACTTTATTTGTTATAATTACATATGTTCGTGGCGGGTAGTTCCCGTCTTAAACATTAGCAATGGGTAGATCCCATAAAGGAAAAAAAATGTCATCATTTAACGATTTTAAGAAGAAGTCAAAAACAAGTATTAGCGATCTTACTAAGGCACTAGAAACTCTAGAAGGTAAGAAGGATTATAAGGATGACCGTTTTTGGCGTCCTGAGCCAGACAAGTCTGGAAACGGATATGCAGTTCTTCGATTTCTACCATCACCAAAGGACGAAGAACTACCATTTGTAAAAGTATATTCACATGCATTTCAGGGAAAGAATGGTTGGTTTATTGAAAACTGCCTTACTACTAATGGTGGCAAATGCCCTGTGTGTGAATTGAATAACGAACTATGGAATAGCGGAATTGAAGATGATAAGAATATTGCGCGAGATAGAAAGCGTAAATTGACTTATATCTCAAATATTCTTGTTATTAAGGATGAAGCAAATCCTCAAAATGAGGGAAAAGTTTTCCTATTCAAGTATGGCGTAAAGATCTTTGATAAACTCAAGGAAGCAATGTATCCTGAATTTAAAGATGAAGCCGCAATTGATCCCTTTAATTTTTGGTCTGGAGCAGACTTTAAGTTGAAGATTCGAAAAGTTGCTGGTTATACAAACTATGACAAGTCTGAATTTGCTCCTGCATCTCCACTCTTCGGTGGCGATGATGCTAAACTAGAGACTCTTTGGAATAAGCAATACTCTCTCCAAGAGTTTGTTTCAGCAAAGAATTTCAAGGAGTATGCTGCTCTCAAGACTAAGTTGTATGAAACTCTTGGTGATGACATTCGTTCTAACACAATGGAAAATCAGTCAAGAGCCGAAGACGAAACCGAAACACCTTTTGATGCTCCCAGTCGCAGCAAGCCTGCTCCAAAGAAGAAAGAACCGGCTCCAACAGATGAGCCGGAAGAGGAGATGGATTCTCTGTCTTACTTCCAAAAGTTGGCTGAACAATAAGAAATTCCCCCGAGAAATCGGGGGTTTTTCTTTTTAACCATATTCTCTTCTATAATTTGGCAGCATAAATGAATCATCTGCTGTTTTTCTGTAGATATCATATTGATGTAATATTGTGGTAACTGTTGTTGGATTTGCCGAATTACTTTGAACAATTGGAAGAACCGGTTTTTGTTCATCGCTACCACCTAATAATCCTTTTATTCCCTTTCCAATCATTGAAGCAGGATTCAATGCACTCATTGCACCTAATCCTGCACCTAAACCAGAAGCGATACCACCTAATGCTGCTCCTGCACCACCCATTATCCCCCCCACAGCAGACGCAATTCCACCGCCGGCCGATCCACCAGAACCTCCTTCTTCTGCTTGAGGCTGATCCGCAACCGGGAGTGGTTCAGATGCAGTAGATGGGACAGCAACTGTCGCAGAAGTACCTGGCTGGCTACCAACACCAGCCAATCCAGAAGATTTAGATGCTATAGATGTAGCTCCAGATTTAATATTTCCAGCAGCATTTTTTGCCATATTTTTTGCGGTTGATCCTAAGCCAGATTTACTAATTGCACTAGTTGCTTTTCCTATTTTTGATAACATTCCTAAGAAATGTGCGGATGCTTGAAGTTCAAATCCACCGTCAGATTTACGTTCAATTCTGTTTGCAATTGATTGATTTTTTACCATAGAAAGAATAGATTTGGCGTCATGTTTTGCTACTAAAACATTTGTTATGGTTCCAAGATCATCTTTTGCTTTTATTTGAATTGGTTTTATTTCTTTTTTTAGTTCTGTTTTTGGTTTAGTATCTGTGGTTGTGATAAGATTAGTTTTTGTTTTTATGTGTTTTATTAAATCTACAGGAACTATGGAATTGTCTATTTGATTAATAGTTTCTTTTCCCCGTTCCCCCACTAAAACTAATTCTTTTTTGGTGGCATTCGGTTTTTTAATTGTTATTAATTTTGCTTGCTCAAACCCACCAGCACTCGTTGCATTTGGTTCTAGTTTTGCCTCTATAGATGGAAGAGAAGTTGTCTGTTTATTTACTAATATTGATGAAATTAATGAATTTTTAGTATTATTTTCTTTTAATTTTGGTTTAATTGCAGAGTTAACTCCACTATTAACTAATAATTTTGGTTTAATTGCAGAGTTAACTGCACTATTAACTAATAATTTTGGTTGCAGTGTATTTTTATTATAGTTTGCTGTCAATTTTTGTTCATTTTTTACGGAATTAAACAAAATTGGTTGTGTAATTGAACTTAGTTTTGCTGTTTTTGGTAAAACAGGAGTGGGTTTTATTAAAAAATGAGAAAACTTTTCATTAGTTTCCTCATTTTTTTCTTTTTCAATTAAATCTGGAAGAATTTTTAGAGTAGTGGATGGAGAAATATCAACAGTTTTCTTTGCGTTGTCAAAATTAAAGAAAGGTATGTTAATTTTATTCGCTTGTTTTCTTATAATTTTTTTAATTTGTTCTTTTTTTGTAGGCTTCATGGCTTTTGATGATTATTTTAATTCTTCGTTTAGATTTTCTATATGTTTTCTCATCATGTCCACGAATAAATTTCTCTCCCACGGTAGCATTCTCTCTATTTGATCTATTGGCACTTTATGTTCAAAAAATATTTGAAAATTTATTTTAAAAATAGAGATTAAATCGGCATAACCAAGAATAATTCTAAAAAATCAGAAAATCCTCTTATTGTTAGTGTTCTTTCAACCCCATCTTTTGTTTTATACGGTATGGTGTATTCAATTGTTGGTATTTCTTTCAAAAAAGAAACTAATATTTTGAATTGTTTTGCAGTTAATGACTCAATAAACTGTTGAACTTCTTCGTGAGGTACATCTTTTGTGTAATAAACTTCTTCTTTTGCATGTATTTCAGAAACACACAATGCTAGTAATTCTAACACTCCCTCTTCTTCTTCTTTAAATTCGAATTTATTTAACTTTAAATAAGTGTCAAGAGTTGGTTGTTTCATTACAACTGTAATATTCGAATCTAACTTTATCTTGTCATTTATTTTTTTATTTGATATTTTTACGTTTTGTAAATTAATAGAAGAAACAACTCGTTCCTGTGTTTCTGGGCAAGTTAGATAACATTCAACAATTTCTCCTAGCGATTTTTCTCTTATTTTTAAAAACAAATATTCTAAATCACAAAATGGTAGAGATTTACAGTCATCATTTGGAATGCCAGTGGTACAAGAGTTGATTACTTCTTGAACCGTTGTCATTAAATTATCAAATGATGAAGTTTCCTTTGCTATCATGAGATTTTTTTCTTCTCTAACAACAAATGGTCTAAATGTTACTCTTTTTTGGGTTACTGGTAAAATTTCAGTATATTTTGGTGTTTTTTCAATCAATAATTCTTTAAGCATAATTACCTCAATAATATTTATTAGTTATGCAAGCATGTCATATGTGTAACGTGAATAGAACATATTAACAGTAAATTTCATTGTAGAGTTCATCATTGTTTCATCGAATTTAGTTGGTATTAATTCTAAAGGAAAACATTCATACAATTTGTATCTAGCATTTACTTTTGGTGAATTTCCTCTATTCTGAACAGATAATGCTTCTATCTTTATCTCTCCGGTTGCATTTTCAACAAAATTTATTCTATTTACATAATCTGAATCAGAATGTCCAAATTCATCAGTAAAAAGTGAAGAAATCCAATCTTCAAAGTATTTTCTGCTCGCAAAAGATTCCTCAATTACAAATTCCATGAGATTATTTACATATTCAACCCCATAAGGCATACCAATTGGTGAGGCAACACCAGATAACATATCTGCATATGCTTTAACTCTTCTTGATGGTAGTTGAGACATACTACAGATAAATTCACCTTGTTGATCTTGATCTTTTCTCTTTATTGTTACATGATATCTGTTTGGGAGTTGTATCCCACCTTGAGAATTTATATAGTTTTGAAGAGTGGAGATTGAGTGTTCGTAAAGACTCATTTGGTGGTTCCTCTAAAAAGGTTGTTTTCTGTCAAAACCATAAACTTCCATCCGTTTTTATCACAAAAATTTTTAGCAGAATGCCATTTAGACTTATTTATCTCATATTGAATAGTTTCAGTTAAAAATGTTTTACTACTTTTTTTGCCTTTAATTGGTTGTTTTGTTTGTTTTTCTGGTTTTATTTCCACAACCACTGTTTCTACTTCCCTTTCTTTTTTCATTTCAAATAAAAAGTCAGGATAGTACATGTGAACTTGGTTATCGACTGGAGAAATATAAGGAATTTGTAGTTCTTCACTAGACCAACGAATAATATTGGCATTTTCGTCTAAATACTTACAGAAGGTTCTTTCCCATAAGGATCTACATATTATGTTGTTTGGGTTGCCAACGTATTTTTGTGGATTTTTTGGTTTATATTTACTTTTATACGCCATAGGAAATAGATATGCCAACATCAATACCAGTAAACGAACAATATCCCTCCAGTAGTACTTATCAAAGAAGAGTTGCTGCTTGGGTTCGTTTTCAACCACAAGATTTTAGTACTAGACCTGATAAAAGAGTAGAAGCAAAACTTGTAGGTAATTCTGGTTCTTACATACTACCACTTCAGAGATATAATTCACCAAACACAGCAAATTACCAAGACGTAGAACCATCAAATGTAGATATGGCTCTTCAGGGAGTTCGAGATTTATTTACGGGTGGTGGAGTTGGTAAACTTTCAACATTAGTGTTGGATTTGCCAATACTGAAGGGATTTTCCCCAAATGATGTAATGGGTGCTTTGGGCGGAATTAATGGTTCTGCTATTCAGGACGTTTCTTTTAGTGATTTGTCTTTTAAAAATATGGCAAAACGTGCTCACTCCTTTGGTTTCAGTTTATATGCAAAAAACGGAAAAGATGCGGATATAATTGATGCAATTGCAAACGGATTTCAGTCCAGAATGTATCCGACACTAGAATCCAGAACATTTAATAAAATTACACCTCCAGCAATGTGGAAAATAAGCATTGTTCCAGGCGCTGGACCAAATAAATCATTTGTTTTGTCGAACCAAATACAACCATCTCTTTTGGTGAATTACACAGTTAATCGATTAGATCCATCTTCTCCTATTTTAACAACCAATAATTATTATATGGGATTGGATCTTCAATTAGCATTTCTAGAAATAGAACCAGCGTATAGAGATGCCACAAACTCAGAAAAAATAATGAGCAGGGCCGCGGCTGGATACGGAGACATCATTTAATGCGTTACTTTGAACAGTTACCAAAAATGGAATATACTTTTTCGAATGGAGTATTTACCGTTCCAGATTTGTTTATTAAAGTTGGAATAAAGGATTCTTTTTTTCAAAATCCTGATTTATTTTATGAAGAATACTCTGATAAAATCTTAAGACCAGAACGATTATCATTTTCAAAGTATGGAACGTTTGATTATTATTGGATTATGATGCTTGCAAATAAAGTATATGATGTAAATCGCGATTGGCCATCACAGCAAGAAGAACTTGGAACGTTATTAGACAATTATTCGAGAAAAGCAACTTTTTATGTGTATGAAAACGCAGAAATTTTGCCAAATGATATACTTTATTTAAATGAAAATTCATATGGAATTATAGAATCTTGGAATCCTTTTTATAAACAAATCGTATTGAAAGAAAATTATAATCTTCCAACCACCGGACTGTCTTCTTCAACATTTAAAATAAAACGGTTGTCTAGATTGACAAATTCTTCGCAGATTGAAGAAGTTAATTTGACAAATTTCTGTACAACACCATCCACAGACTTTACTTTATTTGGCTATTCAAATTACGCCTCTTCTCCTTATCAAATTTTTGCAAATAACGGCAAAGTTTTAAATCCACTAATTTCAGCCGAAGGCGGAACTTTATCGGAAAGTAAAATTATAGTTGATACTTGCAGTCCATCAGATAAAACTGCTTTTCAAAAAACATTAATTTACAGAGTAATAAATAATTTATCTGTTACTGGTATTAAAGTACGAACATATGAACAAAAAACTGTATCCGAGTATGTTGATAAAGTAAAATTAAATGTAATTAGTACTCGTATAGTTCCTCTCATCGAAGATAAAGCAAAACTTTTATTTAATGACCCAACTGTTACTTCAACCTCACTTTTTAGAACTCCATAATTATGTCAAATAGCGAAATTGTACAAGAACTTATTAATTTAACAATACATGATTTAAAAATTATAGGAAAAGATGGTCAAGTTTACCAAATTTTTCCAGACGCATCAAAACTTTCTTATGTTTCACTTGAATTATTGGAAGGAATGTTTGAAGCTTCCGTTGTTGGTAAATTAGTAATACGAGATTTAAATTCTACAGCAGAACAAATAAATTTTTCAGGATTTGAAGATGTTGTTATAAAAATAGAAAATCCAGATATTCCAAACTCGTATAAATCTTTACGCTATAAAATTTATAATGTAAAGGCAACAGAAGATCAGATTAAAAATAACAAACTAAATCAAGATGTAAATATATCTTCTGTCAAATTAGAAATACAATTTATTTCTTATGAACATTATCTTCTTTCATATAAAGAATTTTCAGAATTGACGGGATCTACTGGTGCTGATATTATTACAAAAATAGCATCAAAAGATGGAGAAGATAATCTTGGTTTAGTAAATGTAATTAATAATAATTTCTTTAAATCAGGAAATAAACAACAAGGAACAACTCAAAAACCAATGTTTATCGAACCCACTTATAATTGGGTTTGGTATAAACAGAACCAATCTTTGTATCCTTGGGGTAAATTAAATAGACCAGTTAAAGCAACTCAACTTCTACAGTTTTTAGCCGAACATTCTGTAGCAGAAAGCAATCAATATGCTTGTAATTACATGTTTTGGCAAGATATTGATCGTTGGAATTTTAGAAGCGTTGAGTCTCTACTAAAAGAAAAAACTGATAAAAAGTATGTTGCATCGACCGTTTCAACCAAAACTGGAAATATTCGTCAACTACAGATAATTAATGAATCAAATTATTTAAGACTACTTGAATCAAACGCATTTTCTGCAAAGTATTATCTTGTTGAACCAAAATGGGATCATCCATATAGAGAAATACTAGACTATAATGAATCTCATTCTGTAAAAGAAATATCATTTGATTATTTTAAAGATTACAATAAGTGGTTAAAAGTAGAAAAATACCCTCTTTTAGAAACTGGTGTTGATACAAAACCAACAGTTGCTAATGTAATTAATGACAATATTTCTGGTTATTTTTCACCGAGTTATAGCAATAGAGATAAAACGGTAGAGTGGGATCATTATGGTTATACTTTTTCAAACCGCGATGGTTTTGAAACTTGGCAACCAATGTTTGATCAAACTGAATTAGATGGAAAAATATGCCAAATAATTCAAAAAGAAATAAAACAAAAAATAAAAGACAAAAAAATTGAATATGCAAATAAGAAAAACTTAAAAGAAAAATGGAAATTATATCGTTGCAGTATTTGTTGCGATACACGATATAGAGATCCCACTGAACAACTTGAAAATGAACCAGTATTTACCCCCGAATACGGCGTTGTTGCTGCTGGTTCTTTCAGTGATATGGTTAATTTTGATATTGCAGATGGTTCGACTTTAGGAAGACAGTTTCCGATGGGTCTAACATTAAGTTATGAACTAGATAGTGATCCTTATAATAAAACAATTGGTGATTTGTTTCATCTAGTAGACACTCCTACGTTGCAAACAAAATATCTTTATGATTTAGAAGAAAAAAGAGTAGATATTGCAAGAGATCTTTTACAAGCCTCTATAACTAGAATTCAAAACATCAAACAAATGATGATTGAACGTTGGAATAGACTTGTATCAGAATGTTCAATAAACCCTGATTGTGATTTCTTTGAATCGTATGGCGAGGGCAGCATAAGTGAGGCAAGATATAACCGTCACCTTAGAGACTGTGATCGGGCGATTGCCAATAGACAACAAATTTTAAATTCTAATTATTTTTCTAAGTTAAAAAACATTATTTCAGAGGAAAAACAGAACTTTTTAGAAGTTTATGAAAAATTTAAAGACAGAAAAGCCTTCTTTATATCAAAAGAAATAGGTTTTACTGCTGATAATTCTAAATTAAATCTTTTTAATATAAAAACAATTAAAAGAGTTCCAATACGAGGAAGTAAATATGAGAAACTTGCAAAAAAATCAGTAGTAGATAATTGGATAGCAGCATTGTCTGAAGAACAATTGCAGTCTAATGATTTTGCTTTTAAAGGATTTCCTGTTGGAGCAACTTCATATTATCCATATGAAATATATTATGATAATGACTCTTCGATAGATCCTTCAATAAAACACCCACACTATGATTCACAATATAATTTAAATATTGGATATAATGCAAATCCTTCTTTTTCTCTATTTGAAGATTTTGGTGGTCCAGATTCTGGTGGACCATTAGATAGAAATCCTTATAGTGTTTTTACTTATTATGCACAATATTTGTTTAAAATGACTGTTGACATTAAAAGATCGTATCCAGTTGCTGGTTCCCCTACCTGCGATTCAAGGCAAGATTCTTTTACAGAGACTTATGAGTATTATCGTATTGCTACTGGAACTGATCCCAGTGAATTAACCCCAGATAATATTATAAAAAGAACAATACAAAATTTAGAAGTACAAAAGTGGGATGACATTCGAACTCTTACTTATTCAGAATCTGGTTTCGCAGATTATTTTTATGATTTTTATTATTATTCTGTATATAATGACGATCTTAGTATAACAAATAAAACAAATAATTCCATAAGTTTTAGGAGGCGGTATGATGTAACATCATCATGTAATAACCATTTTAGCGATTATACATTTACAATTGAATTTGTAGAGGCGGCTAGTAATAACAAAGGAAATCCTTATTTATCTCAGTTTAATTCTGCAATTTGTGTTGCTGCTCCTTATGGGTTAGAAAGAATTACTGATTTTAATCCAATCGATTATTTGAATTCTAGAAATTTTGTAAATATAGAAGGCAATGAAGAACCAGTAAGACCAACAGAAAATATTTTAGAAGAAATAGAAAGTTTTGTGCGAATTGAATTTCAAACACCAATTGGCGTTAATACTTTGTATGATTTTCCTCAAGGGTTTTATGATACACCAGGCTCGGAATATTATTTACCATATAATGTTTTAATAACACCAGGTCCATTTGGTACTAAATCTGTAGACTATAATATATCTGTAATTGGTCAAGATCCTTTTGGGTTTGATGTTGCAGTTAAACGAATAAAAAAGAAAAAACAAAACTTAAATACTGGTAAAAAAGCATTAACTAATCATAAAGACAATCATATTATAGAAACTGGTTATTCTCATTTTCCACAATCATATTATGAGAGACCTGCTAATGAAACTTATGAAGCAACTTACGGTTATTTGCCTAGTATTGCAACAACATATAATGGCCTATACACGATTGGCGTGAGGGGGTATGATAATTATTTTAGGAGACCATTAAATAGGTTTAATTCCGCCTCAAAGATTTATAACAGTAATGATAATTTTCCATTATATGAAAAACGGTTTTATCCACCACAAGAAGTATTAGATCAAAAATCGAGAACATATGGTTATTCAATCGGAGATGTTTTTTCGTCTGATTCCGATAATAAAAGATTAGTTCAAGATGATTTTTCTAATTTTTATATGAGATCGTCTAATAATATCAATACAACTACAACAGAAATTTTATACTATGATATGATTCAAAGAACTACTAGAAAAAACCCTCTATCATTGGCACAATCTTATTATGAGTTTTCAAATATTAGACCAAGATCAATAAGTGCAAGAACTGCTCTGCCTTCATCTTATTATAATCTTAGTACTCCTTATTATGAGGGAGGTTCTTGGAATACTAAAATACCAAAAGCGCGATATCGCACTACGAGATATGAGGTCGCGGCCGGAAATTATACACAGGTATATGTAGATGCAGAGGTTTCTTCTTGGACAAGTTTAAACGCCGTGGATGCGTTTAAAGATTTTAATGACACTGACTTCATGAACGCTATTCCTGTACTCTCAAATACTACAGCTATTCGTATACATGCAAATGAACCAGTTCCAATTGATGTAAATTATTTTAAAAGCACAACTCCACTTCCACCAAGTACTAGTGATAGAATTACTTCCTCTTGGACAATTTTGGGGGAAAATTATTTAAAAAATAGAAACGAAAGAGTAGAACCAGAGGATGAAACATCATTTTATGGTTATTATTATGGTTCCTCCATATGGAAACACGAACTAGCAGATAATTTAGAAAAATTAGTTTGGAAAAATGATTATACAGGAGAAACAGAGTATGGTTTAGTTTCACCAGAACTAGAAGAAGAATTCTCTGTTTTTGATCGCAATTTTGCCGCTCAGTTTGTGGTGATGACTCGTCAAACAATTGACATAGAAGGACCATGTGGTGATTATAACTGTTCAAATCCAAACCCAGTAAATAATGCACCTTGCCCAGACGACAATCCATTGTGTAATTGCCCATGTCAAGAACTCAGACCTGATAGACTTTTAGTTGGAGTTACTGGTTCCGAACCAACTTACAAGGAACTAAAAGATTTAGAAAAAGAAATTAAAGAATGTACTTTGATTGAGGAGAAATTGGGTGAAGATTGGTTAGGATGTGCTTGGAATGATCCCAAAAACCCACTTAATTGTAATTGTCCATGTATCGGTGAGCGTTATATGGATTATTTGAGATATTCCCAAACTTATTGTACTTTCTGGCAAACCCCACCAGAAAGACCCTTATTGAGAAACGCTCAAATGATGCAATTGCTGTCAAACAAAATTTTAGTAAAACTAAACGGAGATCTTACCCTCAGACCAGGTAATGTAGTAACTTTAGATCTTGGAGATAAACGCTACTCGGGCAAATGGTTAGTTTCTAGTATTTTACATGACTTTGCTAAGACAAAGCACTTAATGGATGTAATTTTGATTCGGGATACGGAATACAAAGATCCAAACAAGAAAGCAAAAAAACTTACGCTAAATACTGAATAAGGCATCAATGAAATACAGAGATTTAGAAATTTTCTTCAAGAAAAATGTAGACAACTCTGATATATCATTTGTATCAAATAATTCTTCTATTGTTCAGTCTATTAAGAATATAGTACTAACAAAAAAAGGAGAAAGACCTTTTAATAATTATTTTGGTACTGATGCGGTTAATGTGATGTTTGAGCAACCAACCACTGCTGAAATGGCTTTTTTGTCTCAAGATATTAAAGACATTTTAGATCAGTTGGAACCTAGAATTATAGTAGATTCTGTAGAAATAAGATACCCATCTGAAAATAGTGCTACAGAAGACTTGACTATAGATATTAAATATAAGTTAAATAATAGTCAGCAAAATAATAACAGTCAAACCCTCATACTAACGGTAAATCAACTATGACGCAAGTAAACTTATCAGAACTAGATTTTGATAATATCCGACAATCTTTGGTTAATTATTTAAAAAAGCAAGATACCGTCAAAGATTTTAATTTTGAGGGATCTGCTGTTAATTTTTTGCTTGACTTGTTAGCGTACAATACATTGTATTATGCTCACTTTGCAAACATGATATCTGGTGAGGCGTTTCTTGATTCTGCACAACTTGAAAGATCAATTGTTTCTTTAGTAAAACCACTAGGGTATGTTCTTCCAACAAGAATAAGTTCAAAGGCAAGAATTAAATTAGAAAATGTAAGCACTGCAACAATAATTGATCCTTTTACTGTAAATGTAATAGGGACAACACCAGAAGGTCTTCAATACAATTTCTGGAATATAGAACAAATACCAGTAACAAATAATAGTACAAATTATTTTACAGCCTATGAGGGAACATTAAATACTTTAACATACGGTGGAAATGGTTTTGATTACCCAGATCAAAAAATACTAATACCAGATTTAACTATGGATATCAACACTATTAGAATAAGTGTTAAAAGAACCACAGATACTGATTATAAGTACTGGACCTTAGTTGATACTTACAGCGGACAATTTATAGAACCAACTAATAATTTGTATGCTCTAGAAAGAACAAGCGGCGGTTTTGTGGTAAAGTTTAGAACTACTGCCGCTGTTACTACAAATTTAGTAGCAGGAGATTTGGTCAAAATCCAATATTTGGCATCAAATGGAGCAAATGGCAATAGATGTGGATCTTTTAGATCGTCAATAACACCATCTGGTTCAATTGTGAGAACACTACAACCATCTCAGGGTGGTTTAAATAGTCCCGATTTAGAAGAAGCAAAAACTGTGGCTCCTCTTATATTTGCAGCCCAACAAAGGTTAGTAACAAAATCAGATTACAAAGGTTATCTTGCTCAACTTGGTTATCCAAATGCGTATGTCTGGGGAGGAGAAGACAATTCACCCCCAATTTATGGAAGATTATTGTTTTCGATAAGTGGAATAAACACAAGTGATAATAGCATCATTCGTGACGTTGTTACTAAACTCAAAGAAAGATCTGTTGTGACAGTTTTGCCAGAATATGTAAATCCGGTTTCTCTTCGTTTAAATCTAACCGCAAACATTTCTTATAACGACAGTGCCACAGTTCAACCAGATGTTGCTGTTGCGTTGATTAAACAAGAAATACTGAACAAATATCCAGTAGGAGCATATTCGACATCATTAACCCTGTCAGATACAAGAGAAATTGTTGAACAATATGAAGGATTTAATTTAGATTCATTTAGTAACGTAACGTTGCAATATACGGTTTCTCCTAGCACAAGAATCAAAACATTAAATTTTAAAAATAGACTTAGAACACCAACACAAGCAACACAAAATGGTTATAGTTTAGTTTCTTCTCTTTTTACTTCTACAAGTTATTCACAGAGCCAGGTTCAAATAAGAGATGTTCCTATTTTATTTCAAAACAGCGAAAATCCACCAGAAATTGGAAAATTAAAACTATACTCAGTTAATCAAGAAGGTGTTGTAACTCTTGCAATAAATGCAACAGTTGGTGATATAAACTATAAAACTGGAGTTGTTACTTTAAGTCCAAATTTATCTAATTCGTCGTTTGAAATTCTTGCTGCGCCATATAATACCAATCAAATAACAGCCAAAGATGAAGTATACCTTCGTCCAAATATAACAACACAGGTTCAAAGAGTATGAGTATTATAACTCTATTAAAGAAACCTCAAACAGAGCCCCCAATTGCAGTTGCTTCTCAGGCTTTAAGTTTTAGGAATTTTGTATCACAAATTGAACGAGAATTTGAACAATCACTTCAACCAGTCTCAAATTCTGGGGCGTCATCGTCGTTATATCTTAAAGATCTAGTAGTAATAGAAAATGCAACAAACCCAATACAAGACATTTATTGCGAAGCACCTTCCTTTATTGATGGACAAATACCGTTTTGGATGAAACAAAATTACGGTGCATCCGATTCTAATAATTATTTTACTTTATTTTTAAAGGAATATTACAACTGGATTTATTGTGGATTTAAAAAAGAAGAAATTCAATTAACTCCATATGATATTGAAGAACTTTTAGATATTGAACGAGTACCAGACGCATTTTTAAATAACTACGTCAAAACATATGCTCCATTCATAAATCTTTCTGATATAACCCCAACAGACAGGCAATATGTCAGATCTTTTCTAAAATCATTAAAAAGTAATTTCTTAATAACCAAAGGAACGGAAGACTCATATCGATATATTTTGAAAACATTATTTAATATAACAAATGTTCAATTTCAATATCCAAAAAAATATTTAATGAGATTAAATGGTGGGAAATATATTGATTTTCAATGGGACGTTACAAATAACACAATAATAGATTTACCACAAGATTTTGATGTAAGAAATCCAACTGCTACACAATCCCCATTAGGTGGTTATGATGCTTCTATAAGACCAAATTTGTTTGGTGCTGCTCTAAATGAAGCGGTTTTGCCTGATGATTATTTTTGGCAAGAACACTCATATTTACTGACATCTAGCGCGGATGTTCAGGAGGCAGAAACGTATAAATCTACAATTTTAGCAGGAGCACACCCTGCTGGAATGTTGGGTTTCTTTGAACAGTATGTTCCTTTGGAAGAAGAAGACGCAGGACCAGATGAAGTAAATGATGAAGATACAGATCCAGTGTCAACTGGTTCAACAGAACAACCAGTTATTTCTCATTATTTGCTATTTTCTCCAGACAGAACAGAAGACAATTTAGTCACTATTGGATTTGTTAGTCCTAATTGTGTCACACCAAATGGTTATTTCTGTTACTGTTGTACTAATGACTGTGATCCAACTGGAGTTACTGGTTATTATCCACAACATTGGTGGCCTGACTGGGCAGATAATGTCAGGATTGATTTAAATGGTTCAAATGTTCCAATTGAAGAGTCTTCAGATACTGTCCCGTTTTCAAAAGTAAAAATTGGAAGTTTTACTGATTTGTACTCAAACACATATTTATCACCAAATATAGGAACTGGTTCTACCTGTGAAGAATCAATAGCAGAAAACACAAACGGTCAAGACTGTGCTCTTTGTACTACAACTGGTGTTTAACATATAAATAAAAAGCCATGAGTATTAAAAATCAAGTAAAATCTTTCACAGCAAACGTTACAAAAAAAGAAATGACAAACTTTTTTGTGTTTCTTGGTGGTATTTCTGGTGGAAGTAATTTAGTAGACGAAACTGATATTTCTTATGTTAGCAGAATCACAAAAGATGAAGTTTCAACCGTAGTTCCTAGAGTAAATTGGTCTTATGGAACAAACTTTGAGCCTTATTATTTAACCTCAACGAGTTCTTCCACATACTGTTATAATGATGTTACTGACATAGTATATCTCTGTGTTGGTAAAAATCAACCAACTGGTCTATTAGGAGAAACTGCATTTCCTAGTACGGAATCACCAACTCACGAAAACGGGGTTCAAACATACACAGATGGTTACTCCTGGCTTGCCATGTATAGAATAGATTTTGAACTAAGTAAATTTTTAACTGAAAGTTTTATGCCAGTTAGCAATATTAATGATTATACCACTAGTATAGAAAATGGTTCAACACTACTCTCAAAATATAATTCTTTGTGTCCGGGCGGCGCGGATGACCAGGGATCGTGTTATTTTTACTATGTTACAAAAACAAAAGAACCAGTAACAGATGCCGGATATGAGATTTATGAAAATGGTGATCAAATTACCAAGGGAATTCCAACTGTAGACTGGGAGTGTTGGGCTTGTCATGAGGTTGGTGAAAAATTAGGTTATAAAAGTGCATTTTACAGTAACAATGGAAATTCAACAGTTAATAGAAATTCTGTTGATGAATTAGAATCTTCAATACTTTCAGATAAATTAGATGTAAATGATCGCTTTTATATTCAGTATAAAAATTATGAATATGTTCAAAATTTAAATAACGGAATTCAAAGTTTACAATTAGATGTAAGTTCTCTCTCGATAGAGGACAGGATTTGCTCCGTTGCTTCTCCAGAAGTAATAGTTTTAGATGCGCTTGGATTTGAAGCAACAGCAAATATTGAAACTTATTATGATATAAGAAGAAATGTTTTTATAGCAAATGGAATTACTTTAAAGACACCAGGACAAAATTATATAAATCCTTCGTTTAAAGTTACACAAGGAACAACTAATTTAGAAAACGCAATTAAAGCAGTAGTTCTACCAGATATAATAGATCCCTCTACATTTTTACCAAATCCTAGAATTTCTGTAGTAAAAACTGTATCAAGTAGTGATTTAACAGAAACACAAACAGAACAAACTATTTTTTCAAAAATAGGAATTGTTAAAAACATAAAAACATTAGAAAATTTAAATCCAACTGACGATACAACGTTAAATAAATCAATAAAAGCAAGAACTACAACAAAAATAACACTATCTCCAGTTAGTGGATCTTTACCAAGCAGTCTTGAGAATGAAAAAGAAATATATGTTAACAATAAAGATTCAACAACAGTTACTATTAAATCTTCAACGGATTCAACAAGAAATTCTTTAGATTATGGTTCAAAATTAACTGCATATAAAGAAAATTATACATCTGGTGGAAGTGCAATTAATGCTATTTTAGAAATTGCCGGAGTAGACGAACTTGCACAAGAAGTGCTTCAGCCAAAATCTAAAATGTCAATAAATTCAGTAGAATACACAATAACAAATGTAAATACACCTAATTATAAATTAGATAATGTAAATTACGTCACAACCAGAAGTCTTCCAACAAATATTAAATTTGAAAAAACTGGTTCAATAGCATCAACAAAACTTTCATTCCTAATATAAAATGGCAATAAACATAACAACAGAACAACTTTCTTCATTACCGGATTTCAGCCCACTTAGTTTCGGTGGTGCAGTTGATTATGGTCAGGCAGCAGCAGGATCTTATTCGGCTGGTTATAAAATGATCGCATTTGAGCCAGGTAAAATATTACAGGCACAAGAATTAAATGAACTCCAATTTAGAATGAATGTTCATCAAACATTGACAATGGAGATGATATCAAATTGGATGACAGAAATATTAACCTCTGGTTCTGCTGAGACTTTTGGACCAGGGTGGGATGGCGCAACTCCAATTACACCCGATAATGTCAAGGCTAGCAGTTCCTCTATTTTATTAAAAAATTATTCTTGGTATCTTTGTAAGGCAAATTCTAGTGGTTTGTATTTTTGGTTATATTTCGTTACAGATGCCCCAACCAGCGTTGATAATTTTCTTTCACTTACAGATATCCCACTAAATTCATATGTTGGTTTTAGTCTAAACACAAGTGGAAGCGGAGAATATACTGGAGAAATTGCCACTTGTAATACATCTGGACTCTCAGGAATACATCCGCTTAGTGTTGCAAATTCCTCTGCATGTGGATCTTCCAGATATTACTTAAAAATAACCGATGTTGTTACTTCCACCCAACAAATAACAAATTCATTTGTTGCAATAGCACAGCGAAGATCTGATGGGTTTTACTTCATAAATAATATTAAAGTATCGGAAGCATAATATGGCAGACATAACAAATATTAGTTCATTAAGTTTAGGAAATACTTTTGGTGCGTGGTATAAACGCACAAATGATATTATTGCTGGCCTAAATTATAGAAAAGTTGCTAGCATTACTGGCGGTGATGGAATTATAGTCACACCACACCCATCTGTTACTGGTGGTTATACTTTAGCTATTGCAAGTACGGTTTCTAAAACTGTAACATTTGGAAACAACGTAAACATTAATGGAAATTTAACAGTAAGTGGTGTTTTAAACTATTCAATTACAAATGATGTTTCTGGCACTGTATTGTCATTACCATTTAATACTGGAGTGACTTTAGGAAATCTAGTCTATATTGATTCTACCGGAAAAGCACAAAAAGCAAAAGCAGATGATGAATGCACAGCCGAAGTTGCAGGAATTGTTGTAGGATTTACTGGAGCAAACGCACAAGTATGCACTTCAGGTAAATTTTCTGGTTCTTCCCTTGTGGAAAATTTTATAGGAACTGCTGGAGCAACATTAATAAAAGGTGCCGTCTACTTTTTGAGTGCTGGAGTGTCTGGAGCAGGAACAACATTAGAACCAGATTCAGTACAATATGTTTCAAAACCAGTTGTAATTGGTATAACTGGAAATGACGGACTGTTTATAGTTCATAGAGGATTCATTGGTGGTGTATCCGGTTCTAGTTCAACCTCAGTTGGTGGTTCTGGTTCTCCGATAACAGTTTTATTTGATAATGGAATTAATCAAGAAACTATAACGACTTCATTAAACAATTTAATATTTAAAGGTCCAGGTGTTGAAGTTTCAGCAAAAGAAAACAATGATGTCGAAGTATATGTTGCAAGTTCTATTGATACCTCGATAGATTTTCCCAGAGAATCTACTATGCTTTCGGCTCTTTCTGCGTTAGTAACAATGCAAGATCAATTAGATGATCTTTCTAGAGCAGTAGTTTATGGTAATTACACTGTAATTGGAAACACTGGTTGGATACAATTTTAAATGTATTTTTCAACATACAATCCAAACTTACATGACATGTATTTATACGGTGGAGTTTCCGGCATGGGAGCACCAACTGGTATAAATCCGAATTGTATTTTATACAATGCAAGAGAATCCTACAAATTTCAAAATATAATAGAAAGAACATATTACGGTGACTTTGACGAAGCGGCAGGACAGCCTGGGGGATTGGCAGGAATTCCACCCGGATTAACTCCCGGTCTTTTTCCTAATTATTACCAGTCACATGGAGTTAAAACCTATTGGATAGGTCCTTATCATGTTTGTACTGCAACTCATATTCAGGATATAACAATAACTGGAAATGACACAACATGTGTAAACACATTTGGACCATCTTATTCTGGTAATCAAATTCAATTTCAAATTGATAAACTATTTGCAAATTATGCATCCACGCAGGGAAGTGTAGAACTACCAGTTGCTGGCTGGCTTTCTTTTTGGGACACAAATAGTTCTTTTTCTGAAACTATTGATTATAGTCTATACGCTGGAAGACCGTATGAGTTTGTAGAAACACCATATGAACATAGCACAGAAAAACAAGTGTATTCTGGTGTAAATACAAGTAATTGTCCAGTTTTATCAGATTCTTTTATAGAAGAAACTTTAGTTCCCGGTACAACATTTTATAGAGTTACAAATCGATGGGATTTTGGATTGATTAAATTCTATGAAAATCCTGGTCAAGCTCCACTTCAACCTCGCGATCCACCATACATGAGAACTCTAAGTCTATACTCATGTTTAAATAAAGAAGAACGAAAAAATATTAAAAACTATATTGTAAGAAACCTACCAAATGATATGACCACAGTTGCTAATTTTACTTTAGAAACACAAAGAAAACCAAAAACAAGATTTAATGATTATTTTATAAGTTTAAATAAGTTAATAGTTCCAGTTAAACAAAATGATACATATTGTTTCATAGGAGCAAATCAAACAGTTTTTAAAATACCAAAAAATGGTTATGTTTATTATTCTAGTACACTTGTAGCTAAAAATCCATTAACTTATACTAGTTTTTTACCGCTTGGAATCGACATAAAGGGGAGGGCGGCCACGGTGGGAGGAGATTCTTCGGGTTTACTTTGTAGGGTAATAGACAATGAAATATTTGGATTAGGAATGTTAACCGGTGGAGGTATTTCGAATACTTCGTTAAATAATGAAGTATACCCATTAATGCAATATTTAATAGATCAAGAAATACCAATTACATATTACTATTCAAACACAGATGAAAAACAAGTAGCAACAAAAAAACAATTTGATGTTTTACAGGAAAAATTAACATCAACATTGACAAAAATTCAAAATGCTTATCAAAATTTAGTAGGATAAATTTATGCCATTACCAACATTCATAACAGGTGCAATTGTTCCAAGAACTCTTTCTACAGCAAATGCTTTACCAAAAGCGGGGTTTACCGCCCCAGACTATAGTAATGCTTTTGAATCTGAAATATTTACAAAAACACCTAGTGTTGCAAAATCTGGAGGAACTACATTAGCTGGATTTTCTACAATTTATTTGAACAGTTCTGACTTTGTGAGTACAAATAGAACAATTACATGTGCATTTATGCCTGATTTTTATATCGCGGCCCCAAATGAAATAAACATAGCATGGAAATATGCTACAACATCTGTAGATTTTTCTACCGCAAATCCATCAATAACTGCTACATCTGATGATAAATTTGAAGCATTTTATATTCAAACAAATAAACAAGCATTTTTAACTAGTGCCGGTGGTGGTGCTACTGCTGATGCTATTACGGGAATTACTTTTGGTAAAGGTATATTTTCCGGTAATCAAATATTAAATGCGGATCAAATTTACTATCGTTATCTTGGTGATAAAAATGTTCAGTCTTAAACTAGGAAACACAAATGACTAATAATTTAATCATAAATGGAAATTTTGATTTATGGCAAAGAGGAATCACATTTTCTATTTTATGGAACGATGTAGATGCCGGTAATACGTTGACTGCGCCTCTCAGAAAAACAGCAGATCGTTGGTATTTAATAGATAGTCAACAAAGAATTAGTGGAAGTACCGGACAAATTCAAGTCTATAAAGAAAAATTTAACATAGGAACAATTCATGGTTATGGAAACTATGTAACAATAACTAATCAAATAACAGGAGTAACTTCTGGTTTTTGTTATTTTGAAAATAAACAATTTGGTGCAAATTCATTCCAAAATGTACCATTAACTTTAAGTTTTTCTGCAAAAATATTGTCTGGAATAACTGGAGGAACTTTATCTTGCTATTATAGACAAGCAGTAAATCCAAACACCACAGAATTTAGCACAGTTTTGCCCACAGAGTTATCAGTACAACCATATTGGCAAAAATATTCTTTAAATTTTACTCCTTCCAGTGTAAATTATAATGGAATAAGTGGCGATCATTATTTTTCTATTGGATTTAAAATATTACCAGAATGTAATATTAGCATTTCAAATGTTTTACTTCAACAAACACAATCTAAAATATCCACTAATTTTGTTTCAGATCCTATTGAGGAAAAAAATAAACAAAACAAATATTATTATAGATCATATCCTCTTGAATATAATACGGGTGACGTTACACTTCAAAATGGAAACGATTTAACTGCTTTGAATTTCACAGTAACACCAAGTTATTCTTATAATTTTAAACTACCAGTTGAACAAATAAAAGCACCCCAAATTACTGTGTATTCACCAAAAAGCGGAACACAAAATGATGGTTATAACAAATCCGCTGAAAAAGATATGAGATTAACTTCCGGTACTCGTGGATGGAATCAAATTACAAGATTTTCTCCAACAGGGGCATCAACACTTACAGCAGCCGGAAATACATATGGTGTGGCTTTTACTGTAAACACTGGTGCAGTGATTTTTGATGATATTTTAGTCCATATAATTGCTGATGCAGATATAGATCCAAGTCCATACGATAGAGGTCCATCAGAACCTATAGAATATGAAACTCCTGAAACTCCATAAACATAAGGATAGAAGATGTCATCTTGCTCAAACTCGACTATTAATTCAATATCAATAAACACAACTGAAGCAACCAGCGGTCTTCGTATAGCATTTCAACAACAAACAAATGTGAACTGGGATTCCAGTATTGCCGCCGGTGATGTTATTCGTTATGACGTAGATGACAAAGAATTTACAAGATCTATTGCAGATCCAGACTATGATGATAATGGATTGTCAAATGCTGAAGTTATAGGAATTGTTGAAAAAATCGAACAAGTATCTGGTGTTACATATGCCACAATTGTAACTTCGGGACTTATGGTTTATCCAAATCTAACTTCTACTATAGCAGGAATTTCAGCGTCATCTGGTGGTATTGGTGGAACAGATGTTTTCTTTTTAAGCCCATCGGTTCCAGGCGGAATAACATTTGAGTTAGTTGAGCAAAGAGGATTTATAGTAAAACCAGTTTTACAGGTGTGTCCAGTTGCCGGAACAAACTATAACTCGGTTGTAATTAATTATCTTGGATACGAGTCATCGGAAGCATCAGATTTTACAGTAAGAAGTTCTGAATCGACAATTGGAGACATAAAAGTTGTAGATTCTGGTTCTTCTGTTCCAGAGGGATGGGTTGATACAAGTATTCCTCAGTTTTTATCAGTCTCCGAATACTCTTCTGCGTATGCACTTTATGGAACTAGTTATGGCTCTTACGAAAAATTATCTGTAAATGGATCTGTTTCTTTTGTATCAGGATTGGTTGGAAAATCAATAAGACCACTTAATCCTACAACAAAAAGAGGAGTTGGAGCATACGCATTGGTTATAAGTGCAAACACTGTTGAAAATTACATAATTGTAGAACACAATTCTACAAATGAAATTTTATGGAGTTCTTTTTATTCAACATATGAGATATCAGAACCAGTTGCAAATCTCACAAAAGTAACTGTAACTTCTGGTGAAATTACACATTTTAAAACACCAAAAATTTCACTAAATGTTGATGCAAAAGTCGGAACATCTACTCAAGTTTTAGATTTTTCCACTAAAACTTTACTTCGTGTCAAACCAGATACAGTAGTCTCATATCTACCAGAAAATGTAAATTTTAATAATCTAGTGATTGGTGGTACGATGTCAACGGAAAATATCGCAAACGTAGATTCTAAATTGGTGGATCTTGAAGCAAGAATACAAGTTCTAGAACAAAAATTAGGAATCTAAAATGCCATCAATTCGTGGTAGTAGCCAGTTTAAATCCATAAAAGGCATCACGGTTTATGGTGCAACCGGAAGCACTGGTCCTCAGGGCCCAAGAGGAAATGATCTAGCAGGGCCAACTGGTGCAACTGCATTTTTAAGATTTGCTAGCATAACTTTATCTGGTTATACGCTCATAAGCACATTTCAAAATGGAATTACTTTTGCTGCAACTGGTTTATTTAAAGGCATAACTGGAAATACTTCCATATTAATGGATGGAAAAACTGGTTCAACAGGAACTGGTTACATTTTTAAAAGTAGCATTCCATCACAACAAACAGTAGTAATAAGAAAATTAGAGGGAACTACTGGAATTCGTTCTTCAATAGAACTTACGAATCAAAATTCAAACAGAGAAATTTTGGTTAATGTTGATCGCTATGATGGAACATATACCCATCTTTATGGTGAACTTACAGATATTTTGGCAACTGATGGTGGTGGAAATTTAGTGGGTGCAACATTAGGTTCTGCAAAATACGGAAAACTAGCACAGTCTATTAAAATCAATAAAGCAAATGTATTTGAAAAAACAGAATCTCCAATTTATGGTACTAATGATAAACCATTTAATATTACTCAAACACCTCTTTGGTTTATATACCCAACCACATCAGAAAGATCTAGTAGATCTAAAATACTTTCTGCTGATTTAGAAAATTTCCGTAATCAGTCTTTCGAAGGTGTTAATACTATTAGTATACAAGACAGCAGTATAATTAATTCTTTTTCGTTGCATCTTCAAAACGGAAACTGGTTAACTACTTTTATACCTCCAGAATTTGAATACGGTTCTGGTATACCTGTCGTGTTTCCTTTTAATAAAATTCCATGCCCATTACAAAATCAAAATATAGTAATACACTTTGTTAATATAAATTCACAATATTATGGTTATATTTTTGGAAAAAATAGTAATGTGGATGATTTTTTCTGTGCAGATTTAAATCAGCAATTACCATTACAAGCACAAAGAATATTACAAAGTTATAATGGAATGACAGGTGCTTGCTGCACTGGCGTTAGTGGTTGCACATATACAACATACGAATTCTGTGATGGCTTCTTTGCGGGAGCAGGAACTACTTGTGGAATAACTGGATCGTATTTGTGTTCTCAACAAAATGGTTCTTGCTGCGTAAAAAATACTATAGATGGAAAAGTAAACACATACTGCTTAGAAAATATATCAGTAGATGATTGTTTGGCTTTGAATAATAATTCAACACAAGCAGTTTTTAATGGAATTGAAACTATATGTTCAACCGTGGATTGTTCTGAATGTTTTGAAGATAGAGGGGCATGTTGTGATGGAAAAGGAAATTGCACCTCTAAGACACAAATTGATTGTATTTTAAGCGGCGGAAATTTCTTAGGAAAAGCAATTTCATGTGTTGCAAATTCTAAAGATCCTGTGTGTTCAACTGGAACCGGTGCATGTTGCACTTCAACAGGAACATGCACAAATTCTACAGCAGAAACTTGTTTCGAAAATGGTGGTTACTATTTTGGAACAAATTCATCTTGCTCCGGTATTACATGTAATTCATCTTTACGTTGTGGAGGATTTTTAGAGACACCACTAAAACCTGGAGATTTGTTTGGTGGTGGAATGGTGGTTGGTGTGTATAGTCCAAACAAATCAAAAATATTAGGAGCAAGACATGCATTCTCGCGGCACGGAAGCACCGCAGATTTTATGTTTGGTGGAGAAACAACGAGTCATTATTATCAAAGCGAGTGTGATTACATCGGATATGGATTTACCGGAGAAACATGTGCCGCGTTAAGAAGAAAAGATACAGACTCATATTACATAATAGTTTCTCTTTACCCTGCATCGGTAGACAGAGATCTAAATGGAGTAAATCCAACTCAAGAGGAAGTATTCAAAGAAGAATTTGCATGGTATGGCAGTGGTATTGCATGGGGTCCAATGTTGTCTCCAATTTATAATTCTTATAGTGATTTTACATTCTTAGATAAAACTTATGAAAAAGAATATTTACAATATGGTGAAGGATTTTATGGAATAACTGGAGAGAGTTTAGATAACATAAAAACAAACACTTTCCAAACTTGCTATTCTACTAGAAAAAATGGTACAGATCCAATTGCTAGACTTTTTGCAAGAAATATAAAAACTTCAAATGGATTATGGCACAGAAATTGGGGACTCTACAATACTATTCGAATGTTATGTGCAGATAATGCAAATTACTTAAAGATTAATAGTAGTTCTATTTTCACATATGATGAATTTGCCGCCGGTATAACAATGAACTCTTTGTGGGCGCTAAAACTATTTGATAATAATGATTATCAAAACTCTCATGGTTTAACCGCAAATCCAGAGCAACTAAGCGATTGGTACATTCCTAGTCACGATGAACTAGCATTTATTGCGGCTAATACGGTAAATGATTCAACAAATAAATATTATGGTTTTAACGTGAATCAATATCTTCTTGCAAACAATGGTATTCCTTTATATGGATGGCACTGGTCTTCGACTGGTTCATTCGACACTGGTATCACCGGAGAAGGAATTTATACATCAGGAAAACCAGAACATGGTTCTGTTGCTTGGGGAATGTATTTTGATTCTTCTGGACAAATAGAAAACTATAAGGTTAAAAAAGAAAATAGAACAGAAGAATTAAAAATTAGACCAATTCGAGCAATGCGATGTGATGGATTATATCCAGATTCAACAAGTGATTCATATAAATTATGGAAAGTACCTGACTTACTAAGGAATATTCTATAATGCCCTTTTATTCTTCGACAATACCAAGTAACTTAGTAGTCTCTGGTGTAACTTATATTCGTGGTGCTACAGGACCAACTGGTCCTATTGGTATTACTGGTTTTTCAATAACTGGACCAACAGGCGCAAGTGGTGCCTCATATGTTATTTCGTCTATAGAAAATTATGTCTTTGGTATAACATATACAAATAACACATTTGTTTCTTTTGGAGTTACTGCACCCAGTGGATCAATACTTCGTGTAGCAAATCCAAATTTAAAAATACAAGAAACTGGAAACTCAACACACTTTAGTTTATTTGCTGGTTTTTCCGGGAATAATCCATACCATTTATTGTTTAAATCATTAAAGGTAGAAGGAGAAGCAACTGCCGGAATTAGTTTTGATTCTTTTTATATCGAAAGTCCCTCAGCACCCAGTTCTATATTTGGAAGAACTGGTGGGTTGTTATACTTAGATTCAGGAACTGGTCCCGGTGATCTTTCCGCAGTTCCTACAAGAGATTCAACAACAAGATATAATAGAGATATTACATCTCCGGTTTCTGGAAGTTTACTTGGACTAACTTTAGATAATTTTACTTTTAAAATAAATCAAGACTACACAACTCAGTTTAAAGTTGGTTATACAGGCAATTTAAACTGGATAAATGTTGAAAACGATAAAGTCAATGAAGTATTAAACCAAGTTGACGTATCATACGCATTAACTTCAAATTCATCTGGAATATTTAATAGAACAGATCAGGGAATTTTTATAACAGTAAAAGATGAAGATGGTAATCTTTATCCTAAAATGTCATTTAGAGTAGAAGGAATTACTTTTATTGATACCCCCGAATTTATTGGTGTTGCACTAACTGGTCCTATTCAAATAGACATGATTGGAAAAGGAATAACATATTCCAATCAAACATATTCTTCTTCAATAATTGGTTCTTGCTGTTACTGCACAAATGATCCAGAAGGAACAGGCTCAATTGTTAGCAGAACTTGTATTGATTACGTTAATAAAGCATTTTGTGAAAATATAAAAGGAAACTTTAGTTTTAAATCATGTAACGAAAGATATTTAACAGGAGATTGTTATTCTGGTGGTGTTTGTTGTGTAAATGGAATTTGTATAGAAACCAATAAAGAAGTTTGTAATAAGGTCTTTGGAACATTTTTCCAAAATATAAGATGCTCAGAACTAAACATAAAAGGTGGATGCCCGGATACTTGTACTGTTTCAGATAATGATGCATCGTGCTGCGTAAGTGGAACGTGTTATAGTTTGCCTTTAAGCGACGCATCTCAAGATATTTGTAGGGGATTAAACGGGATTTACGCAGAAGTTCCATGTGAAGAAAGAAATTGTTGCATTGATGGCATTTATGGTGCTTGCTGTTTTGGAAAAACAGAATGCATTGATAACTTAACACCAAAAGAATGTATGGAACAAGGTGGCATTTATCAAGGACCAACAAGTGTTTGCGCCAATTCATCTTGCTGTACAGATACGCTAGAAAATAGAATTGCTTCAACTAGAGTTTTAACGGATGCAAATATTGAAATAACAAATAGTTTACAAATTGGAGATTATTTTGAAGGAGGAATCGTCGCAGGATTTGTTGGCTATCCTCCACCATCCGGTTTTGATACTTCTGGTTATTTTGCAAGAGGCGAAGTTATATCAGAAATAGAAAATGCTAAAGGCACTGGAATAAAAAATTATATTGCAGTAAATGGTGTGTTTAATTCAAGATTAAATTGTAACTGCTCTAATTTTTCTCCTTCTAGGTATGTAACTTCTAAAAACTTAGGCGACAGCAGCGGAAAAATATTAATAAAGGATATTAAATCCCTTTCTGGATATCCAGATAAGTATAAACTAACATTCTACAATAGACTAAGTGATGTTTGCTTCACTGAAGATAGTAAATCTTGCAACGATGGTGGTGGAACAAACAAAAAATATGGTTTTAATTCTATATTAGCATACAAACAATTTGCAAAACACATTCACGGCGAAAATATACCAAATGCATGGGTTCTTGTTGTTGCTCCAGAAGATTTTGGTGATACATTGTCGTTTGGTATGAGTATGTCTGTTTCCGGTTTCAGTGTACCAAGTTACATGAAAAATTACACAGACAGTTTATGGCAAAATAATGTATTGACACCCTATGGAACAACAGTATTTGATGGGTTATTAAATACCAGACTATTTGATGAAACCACAATCGAAAGAAATACTTGGTTCATACGAAACAATTATATTATCGATGGAACCCCTAAAACCATAGATCCTCTTGCTATGTTAAGATTTAAACATAGCAAAGCAAATTATTGGCAATCAGCAATTGATGAAAATTTAATCACAACAAACGAAACATACTTCAAAGAAAAGTATAAAGAAATGTGGTATGCCGTAAACAATCAAACAACGGCTTTATATCAAATTAGTTCTAAAAATAAACAGATGTATAACGGTTATTCTGATTGGTACATACCAAGTGCTTTAGAACTAAACATGATGTATCACAACTTAGATGCAATCAATCAAGGAATAATTTATAATTCAAATAGTTCTTCTTGGAAAACAATATCAAATCAAAATAAATATTGGTCTTCTACTACTGGCGGAAAAGTCATTGAAATTAAATCGGCAGAATCTGGTTCTTTCGGTGTAAAAAATTATGAAAACTATAATTTTTCATTAGAAGATCCTCTGTCTTCACCAGACGGACTGTTAGATACTTGGAAAAAATATAAAACAACACAGGCACACCGAGCCTATACTCAGGATTTCTCAACTGGAAAAATGGTTTCATTGTTAAAATCTTCTCAACAGGCTAAATTAAGGGCATGTAGAATGATTCCTATATACTTTAAAACTAAAAATTATGAAAATCAATTTGAATATAGTTTTAAAACGATGAATACATGTTCCTCCTGTAGATAAGAAAGTAAATAATGTCAAATAATATTGGTCATAGTTCTATATTTCCAAGTACTGGTTTAGGTGCAGCAGGATCTATTGGTCCAACCGGACCCACAGGAGCAAACCAAACAGTTCCCGGTCCCACTGGATCAACTGGAATAAATTCAAATTACATTACTTTAGTAAATGTAACTCCAACCGGACAAGTGGAGTTTACTTTATCTGATGGAACAGTTGTTTCTCCTGGCATTTTTAAAGGTGCTACTGGAATTTATGCGGGAATTACTGCAACAACAATTGGAACAGGAATCCCAGTTCTAAAAGGCGTATGTGGTGGAATAACTTTAGAATTTTATAACTTTAGATCTGGCGGTATTTTGGGTGTCACTTATTCGTCTTTTGACAATCTAAAGTTTACTATCTTAGATCAAAATATTGGTGGAGGTATATCTGCTTCTACAGAAAACAATAGAATAGTTTATTTTAAACAAAGAAACTATGTAATGTCTACTGATCTTGCTCCACAAAGAGCAAATTCATCAATCAGAGTTGGTGATAATGATTATGGATATATTAATTTTGGTACAGAATCTAGCGGAAGAAATGTAGTAACTGATATTCGAGACACTTTATTTACCTTGGGTCCAATAGAGCGTGGAGAAAGAATTGTCACTACAGATACTTTCTTTGACCAGGGCAGCCCAGAAGGAATTACTTTAGATGTTTCAAGGGCAACAGTTTATCAGTTAATAACTCCAATTGGTATTAAGGGATTCAAATACGATGCAATCCCAGACGGTCAAGTAATGTCTGTTACATTGTTTATTGATGGTGAAGATGTTTGGAATTTTCCATCAGATGTGGTTTTTGATGAGGCAAGCAAACCCATATTCTATCCAGGCATGAATATTCTTCACATGTGGAGAACTAACCAAGATGATAAATGGAGAGCACATTTTACAGCAAGAGGGTTTGGAGTTAATGAAGCCATAAATCCAGGCTTAAGAGGATCATGCTGCTATTTTGATGTGGATGATGAAAAACACTGTGAAGATTATGTAACTCAAACGTATTGTGATGAGAGAGATGGTACATTTGAACCTATGGTTCCTTGTACAAAAAATAAATGCATAACTGATACTGCACAAAAAACTTATGATGGTGTTTGCTGTTCAGAAGGAAGATGTATATCTGATATTGATCCAAGTTTTTGTCAAGCAATTAATGGTCAATTTATTTCAGGAATAACATGTGGTGATGTTGGTATTTTTCCAGACAACGATGCACAAAATTATACAACATATAATTCAGATGGAAGTGTACTTGTTGAATCTGGTCTATGCTATAATAACTGCAAAGATACATCAGTTTATTGCTGTAAAGATGGAGAGTGCCTTGGGCAATTAACAGAAGAATATTGTAAATATCTTGGTGGAAAAACAGTAAAAAATGTTAACAGTTGCTCTGAAGCAAAATGCTGCGATTCAGTATCTGCTCCGGGTGCTTGCTGTATTCCAGTAGAAGATGGATATTCTTGTCAAGAGGTACAAACACCATATGAATGCAATACCACACTAAATGGTATTTACATGGGTAAAAATACAAACTGTGATACAACTAAATGTGACTGCAATACCGTCCCATCCACTTGTTACAGATGCAATACTCTTCCAGAAAATAATCAATGCAATTGTCAGCAAGTTTCTGTTAATTTAAGACCAGGTGAAACTTGTGAGGAATATTCTACGATTGGTAGTAGTAACTATTTTACAACTCAGGAACAATGTGTTGGTTTTTGCAGTCCCGTAGAATGCTCTAAATGCCAACAAGACGGTCAGTGTATAGATAAACAATTATGCGGTGGGTGTGGTCAAGTTCCCGGCCAAGGAATATTTAATGACGGAAATTGCACCAATTACGACTGTAATTTAAGAACATGCTTTAAACCATGTACTAACGAAATATGTCAATGTCTTTCTACTCAAGTTCCAATAACACAAACGTGCCCACAAACACATCCTAACGACTCATGTGATTGTTCTAATGATTGTGGTGGTTCTGGGGAAGAACAAACTGTTGCATGTTTCTGGTGCTTTGCTCATATTGAAAATAATGGTATCACTGATTCATTATTGAGTCCAATTGTTCTAGAACCAAATGGTGGAATGATGGGTGGTTATATTAAATATCAAGGACTATATGACGGAAGATTCCGTAACCCAAATATTGCACCAAACGATCCTGGACAATGGTTGCGAATTCAACCAGACCTGGTTCCTGGTGTGGATAATTTATCCATAACCAATCCAACACCAGATGATATAGATGCTGGTATTTCTACTCTAGGAGAATACTTAGAATCAATTGGTAGTAAAAGAGTTGCAGAATTAGTTGCTGATCAGAGTGTATGGAAAGAAAAATTTATTAAACAATCTCAAGCACCATACAGAGCAGTAGCATTAATAGATGAAAATATTGCAAATAAATTAAACAGTAAACAAATCGATGATGTTACTATTAATACTAAAACTGGAGTAAAACAAATTCAATTAGATTCAGAAACAGATCTATTTACACCAGTTCAAATTCCATACTTTATAGAAGAATGGCCAGATAATACTAATAGTCCATCTTATCCAGTAGATAAGTTAAAGATTGATACTAGAACATCTGCTGATGTACTAGGAGTTCGCGGTAAATTTAAATGTTATTATGTTGGATCATATAATAAAACTAGTAATCCTTCTATAACACGAGCAAGATGTTTAACGCGATTTGGTTATACACCAGATCAACAAACAGACTGCAAACTATGTGATCCAATTCCTCCGATTGAGTACGGTTTTACTAATCTAAGTCAACCACCATCAAATTTTCAAACAACATTTGAAAAGCTTGAACCATATCAAGAAGAAATTGAAAATGGAATATTAGCACCATTTCCTCCACTGTGGGGAAGAATAACTTATAAATTTGACAGACGGGTTTGTGGTAGTAACAGACATGCTAGGGTTACACACAATCTTCGTTTGTTAAATTACAAAACAATAACTGACATGTGTTTAGCAACGTTTAATGGTGAATTAAAATATTTTATGGATTTGTTGCATACAGATTATATTGATATTGAAAACGGAGCGGCGTCTGGTAAATTGAAAGTTGTTAAAAATATGGTTCGTGGAATTAAAGAGTCTATGGGAGTACCAGAAAGCATAAATGCCACTGTCAATTCTCCTAATCCAGATCCGTCGCCTTTAGAGTTATTACAAATACAGAATTTTAATAGTAGAAATACTTATTATAATAGACTTCTTGGTGATTATGTATTCGAGGATCAAACGCCAGAATTTTTTTGGACAGAATGGATAGATAGCCCATTCCGTGGTAAAAAACTATTTGGAGCGGGATGTGTTCAAGAAGGTTATTTACAATATGATCCATATATGTTGTGTAATAGCAAAAGTTATAAGGGCGCTGGAATACAATGGTCATATTGGTCTTCAATAGCAGACAATTGTGGTTTTTTGAACAACTGTAATGATATTTTTGATTTTAATAATCCAGGATCGAATGATATTCCAGAAGCAGGAACAAGCGATCCTTTATGGACATTTAGGGTTAATACTTTTGTGAATTACTACAGACACGGATTTTATGGTGATCCTATTAATAGATTGTGTGAAGACGGGTATACCTCACTATGCTCTACATTTGATGGTGAAGGCATATCGAGCACCAGTGTTACTTTATTTTATCCTAGAAAACAAACGTTACTTCATGGGGATTTTCTTTATTCAACTGGAGAATTGTGGTTTGAGGTGCCTGGTACTGGAGGAAAATTAAAATGTACTACTGATACCGATGAAAACGGAGAGTATCAAGATCCAATTAGGGACAACATTGGTTTTTCTCAAGATGCATTTCCCCCAGCCTGGGCTGCTGGCATCTCATCTACGACAGGAGATCCTCTGAATGATTTCTGTGAGTCATTGCTTCAATCACCGGGGAACGGCACAACCGATCAATTATATGGAGGCATACCAAGGGGAATTTTAGGAAGAAACCTTCGATATAATTTAGAAGCATATAGAACATATTCTGTTTTTTATAATAGATCACAAACAACCCATTTAAATGGTTCAAATGCAAAATCACTTTCTCAAGCAGAAAGAACCGCAGTTCCTATTATTTTTATACAAGGTGCATATTGGCAAAAATCATGTGGCGCTGGTGTTGAAGCTTTATGTGACTGTAAGAATGTATGTTGTTGTGTAGATGCATGCCTCGACTCTTGTTCATTCTATGGAACATGGACGGAGGATGAGTGTGGTGGTACAGTTATCAGTGGAGGACGCGGAGGCGGCAGCGGCTCCGGTGGTGGCTCCGGTGGTAGCAATAGTGAATCATGTGAGGATGGACCAACTGAGGCACAATGGATAAATGCTTACATAGTTTCACCATCAACAGTTGGTCAAACTGAACCATTAACAAGAATAAAAACTGGTGAAAAAACAAAATATGTAAAACTTGATGAAGGACTATGTGTACATATAATATGTCCAGAATGCAATTTATACGAGAGTTGTTAATATGTCTATAAACTTTAGAACAAGATCTCAAACAATAGTAGATTATAGCAGTTATATTCAAACTACTAATGTCACTGGTTGTTGTTATGTTTTTGATGCTGATACAAATACTGTAGGTCAATTTGTAGATACAACATTATCTCAATGCAATCAGTTAAATGGTTATTTTATGTCCGGAGCATGTGATCCAAATAATACAATTACTCCGGCATCTACTGGGTGTTGTTGTGCATGTTCTTTGTTTACTCCCCCAGATACCTCTACATATGTCAAAAATACAACATTGTGCGAATGTGAATCTATTGGTGGATTATGGACTCTTAATTATGATTGCAGTTCTACACAAACACCAACACAAATAGATGCTCTGTGTAAAACTGGAACACCAGAACAATCCAATGTTATTGATTTTAGACCTAAAAAAGCATGTTGTCATCCAGAAGTTCAAGATGATGGAACAATTTCTTCGGAGTGTACTGACGTTTGCAACGAAAAAGAATGTGCTGAAAAAACAATATTTCCATATATTTCTACTTTCTATAATAATGGAAGAAAGTGCGATGAGTCTGTTGGCGGAACAATTCCGGTTTCTCTTGAATGTCAATTGAATGAAACTAATTTAAATGTTTTAAATTCATGTGATAATGGTACAAATTTATTTTGTTGGGTGTATGGAGCAGGCACAACACAAAGATGTTCTGCTAAAGAAGATTTTTATGATAAATATTTTTCTGGAAAATTTTTAAACAAAATTACTCATTATGTTGCAACTATACAAAACACACAAAACATCTCTGGTGAGCAAAATTATTTACTTCCTGGCTTTTTTTGGCCAGAAAACGAAGTACCAAATTTACTAAATTTGGCTAAATCCGGAGACATTAAACTTAAAAAAGTGTGCCCGGGAAGTTTATCATATACAAATGAAATAGAAGAACCACGAAGATATTATGATGGTTATTTTGGTGGTATAACTGAAAATAACACTGGTGTATTTTACGCATCTACTGGATTTTTTTCTAGATTCGAAAATTCTTCAGAATCTCCTGTTGGGGATGTGCTTGGTGCAGTTTTAGATTTAATTGCTACAAGAACATTTAGTGCATGGGCATCAACAAATACCACAAATCCAAATGTAAAAATTCAAGGAAGATTTTACAACCCAGATACAGAACAATACAAAACTTATTCTCCTGCTCTAAAATTAAAAAAATTATATCAACATAATTCTGCTCCAATTGGATTTGATTTTTATGATAAAGACTATTCAACAATTGGTTTTGCTGGTCAAAAGTTAGATAATACATTTGATTATTATTCACCATTCATGGATGAATCTAGTGAATTACAACAAATTCGAGACATGATTAGAAGTTTGCCACCTAAAGAATATGTAAATGCATCTTTCGGTGTTCACACATTCTGTGGGATAGAACAAGATGGAATCATGACTTGTGTTTCATTAAACGATGAAATACCAAATTCATATGTGCGCTCTAAGAAATATAAATTAGTTTCTTGTAGTAATATAAAAGGTGCTGGTCCTTTAGACCCATCAAACGATTATTGTTTTGCTGTTGATTTTGAAAATAAATTTGAAAAACTAGGATCTATTGATGATTTTAATAATCAACCAGCATATTCAATAACAGATGTAACTTCATTGTCCTGTGTCAATGGCTCATGTCAAGCAACTGTTGTTCCAGATATTGATGTATGCAACAATCAAATACCCGGAAGTTGTTGTACATGTGTCGATCAAGGATCTTGCATACAAACTACACAAGGTAATTGTCAAAATCTAGATGGAAGATTCAGAAGTGGAGGTATATGTTGTTCTGAAAATCCGGGTCTAGAAACATGTGATGATTGTACAGACGCAAATTGCGAAAGAAATGCTCCTTTAAGATCGGTTCAAGTACAGGATACTCTACCAGATTCAGAATTAACATATTATCAAGATGGGTTATATGTTGGAATATTTGAGCCTGGTTCTCCACTAAACTATGAAGGATCAACTGTAAATGGAAGACCATTCACAGGACCGGCAGTAAACTACAAACCAAGTATTGTTGGATATGGAACAACTGCCAAAAAATGGGCAATTATAGTAGCACCATTTGATTTTGAATTAGAAGCCATAAAAGGAAAAAGAGAACAATTAGAAACAATTCCTGCATCTCTGTATGATGGTTTATGGAATACTTATGGTGATAATGAAGTTTATTACGGTATACAAGGAAAGGCAATGGAGAACCTAAGAGACCGTTCTCGTCTTTCTGGCTGGTATCTTCCATCTAAAAATGAATTAGAATTTATTAATTTAAAAATCAATCACGGTTTCTTTATTCCAGAAGTGTTTAAATCCATGAATAGTGCGGTATACTTAACTTCTACCCCATTCTTCAGAGTAAATACAGATACAACCTATAACATAGATGATCAAATATTTAATGATAAAGCCTTTATGTACGGACAAAGTTTTAAGAAGGTAGATTACGGGTCTATATACTTAGTACCACGAACAGATAAAGTAAATGTTCGACTAATAAGAAGAATTGAATTGGAGTAATTATTATGAGTGAAGAAAATACCTGTTCTAATAAACCAAATCCTATTGAGTTTCGTAGCGTAGCAGTCCCAGATGGGAAATCAGTAATTTCAAAGAAAATAGGCATGATTCAAAGTTTTGCCATGTCTTTGACTTCTCGTGGTCTAAATGAGAAAAAGATAAACAAAGCGACAAAACAACTTCGTGTTTTGAGTTGCTTTGGTGACAAGCATTTGGGTGGAGTTTTGCCCCCATGCGAACATCTCAAAGAAAGTAAGACACAAGGACAATATTACTGCGGTGGTTGTGGATGCGGTGATAGACAAGGAACTTGGTTGGTTGCAAATGGTAATGATTACAGTAAATTGGATTATCCAAAGTTGAACTGCCCAATTACCATGCCTGGGTTTACAAACTATTCAGCAAGTAAACCAGATGAAGCCATTTCTCCAATTACGAGAAAATATTACATTGAAAATATCTCGTTTGAGGATTTAAACAAATTGCCCGTCACTCTTCCAGAAATGCCCGAAGCAATGAAAAAGGCTATGGAAGAACGCGAAGCAAAAATGGCTGAACAAAAACAGCAACAACTCAACACAGAACCCTTGCAGTAATAAAGTAAAAGCCATAAATACCTTTAAGGAGAATTTATGGCTGCACCAAACTCAAGACAAACTTTAATTGAGTATAGTTTACGTCAACTGGGCGCACCAGTTGTGGATATCAACGTTGATTGGCAACAGTGTGAGGATAGATTAGATGATGCTTTGCAGTATTTCTCAGAGAGACACTTTGATGGTGTTGAAAAAGCATTCTTTCTATATCCAGTTACAGCACAAGATATAACCAATCAGTATATTGATACTGATGCTTTAGGTCCTGTAAATGGATTTGGTGGAGATGGTCCAACCGGAGCAGACATTTTATCCATAGTAAAAGTGTTTCAATTTGGACCCTTCAGTAATATTTCAATGTTTGATATTCGTTATCAAATGGCTTTAACAGATTACTTCGGTATTAATACTAATCTGATGTCGAGTCGAAATATGGGTCTTGGTCAGTATGACAGCACCAAACGTTATATTAATTTAATTCAAGATCTATTTCAACCAGAGAAGACAATTCGGTTTAGTAAAGTCACAAATAAACTTCATATAGAAATGAATTGGCAACAAGAATTAATTGCTGGTTCTAATTTGATGATCGAAGCATATGTTAATTTAAGCCCAGACAAATTTACTGAGATATACAATGATCGACTTCTAAAGAAATATTTAACTGCTCTCATAAAAAGACAATGGGGCATGAATATGTCTAAGTTTGGTGGTGTTCAACTTCCGGGTGGTGTAACTCTTCGTGGTCCTGAAATTGTTCAAGAAGCAATGCAGGAAATCGAACTAATAGAACAACAAGTTCAACTTGAATACGAACTACCAATAAACTTCATGATGGGATAATATGGCAAGAAATCCATACTTCAAAGATTATTCTGGAGAGCAAAATGTCATCGAAGATCTCTCAATAGAGATCATCAAAACGATGGGCAGAGATATGCTTTATATTCCAAGAGAACAGTACAACATCGAAGAAGAGTTCGGTGAGGCTCGTTATAAGTTTAGTAAATCATTTCCTATAGAAATGTATATTGCTACTGTTAATGGCTTTGAAGGCGAGGGAGATATAGTTTCTAAATTTGGTTTAGAAGTTAGAGATAAAGCAATTATTATTCTTTCCAGAAAAAGATTTAAACAAGAAGTATCCGATCATTATGACACGATAACCAGACCAAGAGAAGGTGATTTAATTTATTTTCCTCTGACAAAAGGTTTATTTGAAATTAACTTCGTTGAACATGAAAATCCATTTTATCAAGCAGGAAAGTTATACACTTATGCATTAACATGTGAACTTACAACAATTGATAATGATGAATTTGAAACTGGTGATACTGATATTGATGTTGTAGAAACAGAAAATAAAGCATCTATTTCCATATTTACATTCTCTAGTGAAATATCATCCGGTAAAATATTTTACGATGGAGAAACCGTGTTTCAGGTGGCTGGTGTTACTGGAGGTAATTATGCTAATGCAACCGCAGAAGCAAAGGTAGTTAAATTCTACAGCAGCACCGATACAATGGAAATATATGGAATTAGTGGCTCATTCTTATATGGATCTCAGTCTATACGAGGAAAAGATTCCGGAGCAGAATACTATGTTTCAGGAATTACTGGAAGTAATTTGATTATTCCAATTACACCGGTCACAACGTTTGAAGTAGGAGATAATGAAGATATTAAGAGTGAAGGTGATTCTATGAAGATTTATGATTTTACCGAAATAGATCCATTCTCTGAAGGAACTTATTAATGTTTCAATATTTTTACAATCATACACTTAAAAAACTAACATTAGCGTTTGGTGGTTTATTTGATGAAATTTATGTATCAAAAGAAACATCCACCGGGATGGAAGAGAGAAAGCGTGTCCCTTTAACTTACTCTGGAAAAGAAAAATTTGTTAGAAGATTAACTGAAGCAAGTTCTATTTCAAATAATGTAAAAATTGAAACAATGCTTCCAAGATTAGCATTTGAATTAACTACTATTCAATATGATCCTCAGCGAAAAGTTAACAAAATAAACAAAAAAGTCAAAACGGTTGGAACTGGAGCAGAAGCCACCACATATCAATCTTTTGTTGAAGTTCCATATAACGTTCAATATTACTTACATGTTTTTGCAAGAAACGTTGATGACAGTCTTCAAATAGTTGAGCAAGTTATACCTTATTTTTCTCCAGAGTTTGTTGTTACTTTAAAGATGAATGAATTGGATACAAAAATAGACGTTCCTATTGTATTGAACAACGTATCATTTAATGATCAGTTTACCACTGGTGATTTTTCTACAAGAAGAGAATTATATACTAGTTTACAATTTACCGCAAAGGCTTACATATATTCCAAGATTAAAGAAAGTGATTCTGGAATTATTAAAGAAATGAATATCGATATCTTGGAGGATGACACACTATGACAGATGATGTTCCAAATGTTTTTAATTCTATATCTCAAAGTCTAGGTGTAGATTTTAAATCAAACCCAAAAGAAGTTCTTGTTCCAGTTCAACCAAAAGAACCACAAGATACTAAAAAAATTGATTCAGATTTTGAATATGCTAGACAGAATTTAAAAGAACTCATAGAAAAGGGAAAAGATAGTCTTGAAAATGCCATATCTTTGGCAGAAAGTTTAGACTCTCCCAGAGGATTCGAAGTAGTTTCTAATTTTGCAAAACAACTTGCTGAAATGAATAAAGATTTAATTGATCTGCATCAGCAAAAGAAAAATATTCAAAAAGAAGAAATTACGGTAAATAATAAAACAACCAATGCAATTTATGTTGGTTCAACAAGTGATCTTCAGGACATAGTGAATCAGTCCAGAAGTAGAAAAAAGGCTTTAGATAATGACGAGCAAAGATAAAAGTTATCTTGGAAATCCCAACCTAAAAGGACCTGGGGTAAAAATTGAATTTACTAAAGAACAGATTGATGAATATCTTAAATGTGCGAACGATCCTGTTTACTTTATTAAAAATTACATAAAAATCGTAACTCTTGATAAGGGTCTTGTTCCTTTTGATCTTTATGATTACCAACAGGACATGGTTCGAAAATTTCATGATAACCGATATATCATAGCAAAACTACCTCGTCAGTCTGGAAAATCTACAACTGTTATTGGTTATATTCTACATTATATTTTGTTTAATCAAAACATGAGTGTTGCAATTCTTGCAAACAAACAATCCACGGCAAGAGAAATGTTGTCTCGTCTAAAATTAGCATATGAGTATTTACCTAAATGGATTCAACAAGGAATTTTAGAATGGAATAAAGGATCTATTCAATTAGAAAATGGTTCTAAAATTTTAGCATCTTCTACGTCAGCATCCGCTGTGCGTGGTGGATCATTTAACATGTTATTTCTTGATGAGTTTGCGTTCGTTCCCCAAAATATTGCAGAAGAATTCTTTAGTTCTGTGTTTCCAACAATTACTTCTGGTGTTAGCACCAAAGTTTTAATTATCTCTACACCTAATGGTCTTAATATGTTTTATAAACTTTGGAAGGGTGCGACTCGAAAAGAGGGAGATCCAACAAAAAATGAATATGTTCCAATTGAAGTACACTGGTCTCAAGTTCCAGTAACATCTGGAGGAAAATTAAGAGATCAAAAGTGGAAAGAGGAAATGATCAAACAAACTTCGGAAAAGCAGTTCGAATCCGAATTTGAATGTAACTTTTTGGGATCTTCAAACACATTAATTTCTACATCAAAATTAAATACAATGTCATGGAAAGAACCAGAATATGTTACTAAAGATGGTCTTACTGTTTATGAACAACCAATAGAAGATCATTTGTACTTTATAACTGTAGATACTGCCAGAGGACAGGGAAAAGACTATAGTGCATTTACGGTAATAGATGCCACAACTTCTCCGTATAAACTGGTATGTAAATTTAGAAATAATATTATATCACCCATGTTATTTCCTACTGTTATCGAAAAAGCCGCTTACAAGTACAATAAAGCATATGTCTTTATAGAGATCAATGACATTGGTGGACAGGTTGCTGATATTTTACACAGTGAACTTGAATATGAACATGTTCTTATGACTAGCATGAAGGGTAGAAAAGGACAGGTTGTTAGTGGCGGTTTCGGAAAAGGAGAGAGTGTATTTGGAGTAAGAACGACAAGTCAGGTAAAACGAGTTGGATGTTCAGTACTAAAGAATATGATTGAACAAGACAAATTAATGTTGGAAGATTACGATATTCTGACAGAATTGATGTCATTTGTCAGTAAAGCACAGACTTATGGTGCGGAAGATGGTCATACGGACGATTTAGTAATGTCTCTAGTTCTTTTTGCCTGGTTATCAAGACAACCCTATTTTAAAGAATTAACTAATCTGGACACCAGACTTGCTTTATATAAAAATGAAATTAAACAACTTGAGGACGATTTGGCGCCTTTTGGGTTTATTTCCTCCTACGAAGACGAAGATATGAAGACATTTTCAGACGGAAAGGATTTATGGAAAGCAGACGAGTGGAAATAACGAATTAAATAAATACCCCTAGTAAGGCATCTCTAGGAGATAAAAATGGCAAGACCAAACGTAAGCGTAACCGTAATTGACAATTCATTCGTAGTCGCTGGTTCAGAGGGAGGAAGTGCTCACATTTCAGGCATGTTCAGCCTCAGCACCCCAAGTTTAGTTACTCTATTCGGGGTAACAGCAGATAAAGATAATGATTATATGACAGTTGAAAGTTTAGCAGACTGGATTGGTTTGCTAAATGGAACAACATATGGTGGAGCCACCGGACCAGGACCAACCGGAGATTGGAAGCAGGATTGGTATTCTGCTTATAATTACCTCTCATACGGTGGTGTTCTTAGAATTGCAGAAACTTCAACTGCGTTTTTTGATACAAACATTCAATTAGATACTGTTTTCACATCTCAAATCAACACAACACATGTCTCGGCAGTACTAAACACAATTGCAGAAAGAGATACAACAATCGGTGTTGTGGGTGTAACTTATGCTGGTTATGCAAGCGGAACCGCAGTATCTGGTGTAACAGCATTCCCATCAGTTGCAGATGCAACCACTGATAACAAAGCATTCTTAGTAGGTGGTGAAAAAGTAATGCTTGGTTTGTCAAATCAAACTGTTGGTGAAAACTTCGTTACAATTCCACTCGCATCAGATGTTGCTGGATGTTTTGCTAGAACCGATAGAGATGCAACTCTTTGGTCATCTCCGGCCGGAACTCGTCGCGGAAGAATACTAAATGTAGTTCGTCTTGTAAAGAATCCAAAAGCATCTGAACAAGATGCACTTTACGATGATGCTGAAATTAATTCTGTAATCGGTATTCCTGGCGAGGGAACTTATCTATTCGGAGATAAGACAAGAGAAGCAACAAGCACATCAAGTCTCACAAGAGTAAATGTAGTTCGTCTAATTAATTACATTAAACAAACTTTGGGACGATCTGCTCGTTCTGTTTTGTTCGAAGTAAACGACGCAGGAACACGATCTCTGTTTGCTAATTCTGCAAATGGATTCTTACAGCAAATTAAAGAAGGAAGAGGAATATTTGATTATAGAGTTGTATGTGATGAATCAAATAATCCAGCCTCAATTATAGACTCAAATCAATTTGTTGCTGATGTATTCATCAAACCAACAAAGTCTGTAAACTTCGTCAAACTTAGAATTACTAACCTAAATACTGATGCCGTTTTATAATAAATAAGTAAAACACAGGAGACAAAATGGCAACAATTCACTCAATTTCCACGTTTCAGGACAAGTTTCAAGGTGGTACTCGTCCAAATAGATTTAGAATTACTGCAACCCCACCAAGTAATTTAGCAACTGGTGGAAACGGATTATTCATCGACACACATTGCGTTGCAGCAACTCTACCAGAAAGCATAGTAGGAAATATACCAATTCCGTTTAGAGGAAGAATTTACAAATTTCCAGGCGACAGGGTATATAACGACTGGAATGTAACAGTACTGGATGATACTGGTGCAAGTAGCACTTGGGATGCATTCCATGCATGGTCAGAGTTGTTTAACAGCCATGAAGATAACGTAGCACAAGACAGAAGACACGTTAGCAATTTCTGCGTTGATCTTACTGTTGAACATTTAGATCATCAGTCTGATGCATTCTTAAAGAAAATAATTTTAAGAAATGCATGGCCAACACAGGTTGGACCAGTTTCGCTAGATATGGCAGCAGCAAATCAAACAGCACAATTTCAAGTCGCTATTTCTTATAGTCATTATACTTACGAAGCACAAAGCCCAACCTCTTAATTTTAAAAAAGATATTATATTATGGCAATAACTGACATATTTGGTTTTAGTTTTGGAAAAAGAAAAGATCAGGAAGAAAAGAGTCTAGAAACAAATCAGATTCCGGTAACACCTGAACCCTACGACGGAACCTATACATTTGAAACTGGAGGAGTCTTTGGTACATCCATTGACTTCTCCGGTTCTATTAGGGACGAGAACCAACTCATTGGGCAATATAGAGGAATGGCTCTTCACCCAGAAGTTGACAGCGCAATTGAAGATATTGTCAATGAAAGTATAGTAATGGGAGAAGACAGAAAACCCATTAAACTAAATTTAGATTATGTAAATCTTCCAGACTCAATAAAAACCAAAATATACTTTGAATATAACCACATCCTAAAACTATTAGACTTTAGTAATAAAGGACATGAAATTTTTAGAAGATGGTATATTGACAGCAAAGTTTTTTACTACAAAGAAATAGATAAAACAAATCCACAAAAAGGATTAGTTTCTTTGATACCAATTGATCCGGTAAAAATCAAAAAGGTAAGAAAAGTAGAAAAAGAAAGAGCAAAAGTATCTGGTGGTCAGATTATTCCTTTTGTAAAGAAAGTGGATGAGTATTACGTCTATACGGACACTGATAAGGAAGCACTATATCCAACGACTCCATCTGGATATAGATTTACCATAGACACAGTTGCTTATTCGCATTCTGGTGTAGTGGATGCAGTAACAAAAAGAGTAATTGGTTATCTTCAAAAAGCAATACGACCACTTAACATGTTGCGTCAAATTGAAGATGCTGTTGTAATATACCGAATTTCTCGCGCACCAGAGAGAAGAATATTCTACATCGACGTAGGAAATCTTCCAAAACAAAAGGCAGAACAATATCTACGAGAGATCATGAATCGTTACCGTAATAAAATTACATATGATTCAGCCACTGGTCAGATTCGTGACGATAGAAACCACATGCATATGTTGGAAGATTTCTGGATGCCACGAAGAGAAGGTGGAAGAGGAACAGAAATACAGACATTAGATGGTGGGCAAAATTTAGGAGAAATGGAAGACGTTCTTTATTTACAAAAGAAGTTGTATAGAGCACTGAATGTTCCTATTTCTCGACTTGAAGCAGAAACTGGATTCAACATGGGTCGTTCTGCTGAAATTACAAGAGATGAAGTTAAATTCTATAAATTTGTAGAAAGACTAAGGCTCAGGTTCACCTCTCTTTTGTTAGATCTAATTAAGACTCAAGTTATTCTCAAGGGAATAATGACAGAGGATGAGTGGAACAAAATTCAACAAGATGTTGCATTTAAATTCAACAAAGATTCATATTTCAATGAATTAAAAGAAAATGATATTCTTCGTGACAGATTAGATATGCTAAATAATTTGGCAGGAGTGGTTGGACGTTATTACTCTGAGGAGTATATTCGAAAGAACATACTCAAACAGACCGATGAAGAAATTATAGAAATTAATGCACAGATTGCAAAAGAACAACAAGAAGCATTGATTAAATCGGTAGAACAACAACAACAAATGCTTGCATTAGGAATACAACCAGAGCAGCAAGAAGGCGAACAGGCTCCACAATGAATAACCGTCCAGAGTTTTCAGCCTTAAAAGAAGAAAATAAAGACCTTTTTAAAAAGGAAGTATATTCTCTTATTAAGGAAAAAATCTGTGATTCTTTAGCGCATCTTTATCTAAAAGAAGCAAACAAAATATTAAAAAACATACAAACAAAACCTAAACCAAAAAAAGAAATAAAAATTTTTGAGGAAAAGGTTTCTGTTGAGTATATGCCTATTAATGAAGTAAATGTTGCAATTAATACAAACAGAACTACTTGGGCAACCGCAAAAGATGGTTCTCTACTTGAAATAACTCCAAATATGGCTAAATATTTGGCAGAATTATATAAAACTCTAAATACTTCACATAAGGATAAGTTAGTAAACCTCATGCTTGAATCAGAACATGGATTCAAGAAAGCAGTAAAAACTGCGGAAAAATTATACCGGAGATAAAAATGGACACCAACGATCTAATTAAAAACGTAATTCAAGAGAACGTAGTAGAAACAAAAAGAATCGTACACGATCTTTTGATGCAAAAACTCAACGAGAGACTTCAAGCCAAGTTTGAAGAATATGCACCACAGACTTTCTTGGATGAAACTACAGAGGAAGAGGTTGAAGGTGAATTAGAACTAGAAACTGAACTTGATGAAGCCAATGAACTTCGTTCAGAACTAAATGATCTTCTTGAGAAAAAAGAGGAAGAGGAAGAGGAGGAAGAGGAGGAGGAAGAGGAAGAAGACGAGGAAGAAAAAATGGGAGAAGATGGTTTAGTTTATGAAGATGAAGGTTGCGATAATTGCAATCAAGATAATAAAGCAGCGGAAATGAATCAAAAAGCATTCAAAAAGTCCACTGGAATTTCAGAAGAAACTGAACAACTAGATGAAGTTTCTCCTTCCGGTATGAAACACATGACTCATTCTAAAAAGGCAAGAGAATCCTTTAAAGCACAATATGGCAAACGCGGTAAGTCTGTTCAATATGCAACTGCATGGAAGAAAGCAAAGAAAGACGAATAATGAAACTCATCACAGAAACTATAGAGGACATTCAATACATTACAGAAGGTCCAGAAGATAAAAAGTCTCTCTTTATAGAGGGTGTCTTCATGGTTTCTGATGAATGTAACCGAAACGGTAGAGTATATCCTTATGATACTCTAAACAAAGAGGTTGGTCGTTATATTACCGAATTTGTGAATTGCAATCGTGCCTTTGGTGAACTAGGACATCCAACAGGTCCAACTGTAAACCTTGATAGAGTTAGTCACAGAATCGTTATGTTGGAATTCAAAAAGAATAAGGTTTATGGAAAAGCCAAAATTCTTGAAAGTACTCCAATGGGAAAGATAGCAGGAGAACTAATTCGAGAAGGTGCAAAACTTGGTGTTAGTTCAAGAGCAATGGGATCACTCGTTGAGCAAAATGGAAAAAAGATTGTTCAACCAGATTTGATGCTTTCTGCCGTTGATATTGTTGCTGATCCATCTGCTCCGGGTGCATTTGTAAATGGCATCATGGAAGGAAAAGAATGGGTATGGAATAATGGTTCTTGGTTGGAGAGAGATTTGATGGAAGCAAAACGAACCATGAAAAAGACTTCAACCAAAAATATAGAAAAAAAAGCATTAAGATTATTTGAAGACTTTTTTAAGAAACTTTAATGCTAAGTTTTAAGCAATATCTTAAAGAACAGCAAAATGCTGCAACTAGAACACTTGCAGCAGCCACTGCTAGTCGGGCTGTTGCTGGTGGTATTGATCCGCGAACAGGACAACCATTAATCAATCCAGAAACAAGACAACCAGTACAAGAAAGACCACCAACATCTTATACTAAAAGAAGTTTATTAAGACCTGGTGATTTGAGCAGAAAAGTAGGCGCTGGAGTATTAGATCCTAATCAATTACCTAAACCATCAGCAATGCCTTCTCTTGGAAGACAGAATAGAACACCATCAACATTTAGACCAGAATTTACACCGGCTGTTCCTCCTAATACGATGCAAATGGGTAGTCAAGTAGTAACAAGACAAGCAGCAAAGCAAAGACTCGGTGGGATTTACGGAGCAATTGGATCTAATGTAGTCGCAGGAGCAGTTGGAGCATTAGCAACTGCATTTGAAAAGAGAAATGCACGATTGGGACGTAGAGATACAAGTGGTAATAGAATTCTTGGTGCCGTTGATGCACTTGGTAGTTCTGATTCTGTTCAACGAGGAATTGGTGGAGCAGTAGCAAGAACCGGAAGTTTATTACAAAAACTAAGAGGTGCAGTATCTCCACCAAATGTTAGCACCAAGTTAACACCAGAACAAGAAGCAGAGAGAGATAGAGCAAGACTAGAAACAGAAATTGCACAAACTAATGCAACTCTACCAGTACAAATTACAAGACCTGGTTCTGTTATTAGAAGACCAGAACTAGGACCAGCAACAGATGCTGAAAAAACAAAACCAATATCATCAAACACAAATTTTGATGCAGAATTACAAAAAAGAGCAGAGTTACTTGGAAATAGAATAAACACACCTCAGTTTGCCAAAACTAAATCTGCTTACGACGCTCTACGACAACGAAGACAACAAACCACACTTAGCAATATGCCTAATCCAAATGCAAGAATGGCAACACTAGCACCCAATCCGCTGATGGAAAGCAAAAAGAAGCGTGACCACTAATTAAGGCTTAAAAAACAAAATTTACTAAATAACAATAGTTCTTATAGAGGACAAGAAATTTATGGAAAAACAATCTACACCAACACACGCCGCCAACGGTGCAGCCCCCCAAACCGCAGACGGTAAAACAGTACAATGGGACCCCTTTGCAAACTTCAATCCAAATGCAGCAGCAAATATGGCTACTCTTCGCCCAACAGGTGGAGCAAAAGCCAATACTAAAGCAGTTGCTGAGGAGGGGGAAGAAGACGAAGAGAACGAAGAGATGGGTGAATATGGTGCAAAAGAAATGCACGAACACCTAGACGCTTTGTTCAACGGTGAAACTCTTTCTGAAGAATTCATGAACAAGGCTAAGACCATTTTCGAAGCCGCAGTAAACGAGAGAGTAAATTCCCTTCGTGAGCAAGTTCTTTCTGAAGCCGCAACAGTAATTCAAGAGGAAGTCGAAGAAGCAGTTAATACACTTGCTGAAAGACTCGATGATTATCTTGGTTACGTTGTTGAGGAGTGGATGGAAGAGAATAAACTTGCAGTCGAAAATGGTATTCGTACCGAAATTGCAGAAAACTTTATGTCCGGGCTCAAGGAACTCTTTGAGTCACACTACATCGAAGTTCCAGAAGAAAAGTACGATGTCATTGACGGACTCTTTTCAGAGAACGAAGAACTCGAATCTTCACTCAACGAACAACTACAAAAGAACATGGAACTCGAAAAAGAACTTCTTGCTTACCAAGCATCACAAGTTTTCTCAAACGTTGCTAATGGTTTAAGCGATGTTGAAGTTGAGAAATTTGCATCTTTGGCTGAAGGAGTCGAATTCGAAAGTCTAGAACAATATGCAGAGAAATTAAATGTACTCAAAGAGAGTTACTTTAACTCTGCACCAACCGTAAACAATCTGGTAGAAGAAACAACCGACAAGAAGATCACACCAGAAGTTGGTTCAAGCATGAATGCATACTTGAGCACACTTGATCGTCTTGCCAAATCAAACAAACTCTAATTTCTAAACACATTTAAGGAGAATAAGAAATGGATTTTTCAAGCAACTCATCTTACGATGTGCTAACTGAGAAGTGGGAACCCCTTCTCTCTCACGAGGCACTTCCATCAATCGGAGACAGCTACCGCAAGAAGGTAACCGCTGTCCTCTTAGAGAACCAAGAAAAGGCTCTCAGAGAGCAATATCTCGTTGAAACACCAGCCAACAGCATGGGTGGTGGTTTTAGCGTTACCCAAGCAGCAGGAACCGCTGGCAACCTCGCTGGTTATGACCCAATCCTAATCAGCCTCGTTCGTCGTTCAATGCCAAACCTCATTGCTTATGATATCGCTGGTGTTCAGCCAATGACTGCACCAACCGGTCTCATCTTCGCAATGCGTAGTCGTTATGACCGACAAGAACCATCACGCGGTGGTGTCGTCAATAACAATGACAAACGGTATGGTGAAGCACTATGGAACGAAGCATACGCTAAGTTCGGTGGTAGCGGAAACACATCAAACGGCGCAGCATTCTCTGCAACCGGTGGTATCAACCCAATCGGTGCTAGCGCCGGTTCTGGTGATGCAAGCACAAGCAATCAATGGGGTATTCGCGATAGCGGATTCGACATGAATGCTTTCCGTGGTTTCCTCACCTCAACAGCCGAACAACTCGGTGAGTCTGGTGGAACCCAGTTCCGTGAGATGGCATTCAGCATTGAGCGTATTGCTGTAGAAGCAAAGACTCGCGCTCTAAAGGCTGAGTACACCACAGAACTCGCACAAGACCTCAAGGCTGTTCATGGTCTTGACGCCGAGAGCGAACTCGCAAATATTCTCAGCACCGAAATTTTGCACGAAATCAACCGTGAGTTGATCACTACAATTTATCGTGTTGCTAAGACCGGTGCAACTCAAAGCGATCTCACCAATTTCTCAACTGGTGGTATCTACGATCTCAACACCGACTCAGACGGTCGTTGGTCTGCTGAAAGATTCCGTGGCCTCATGTTCCAAATCGAGCGTGAAGCAAACGTAATCGCTAAGGAGACTCGTCGTGGTAAGGGTAACTTCCTTGTTTGCTCAAGCGACGTTGCAAGCGCACTCACAATGGGTGGCTTCCTCAACCTCGCACCAGCAATGACTGCTAACCTCGACGTTGATGACACTGGCAATACCTTTGTTGGTGTTCTAAACAACAAGATGAAGGTTTATATCGATCCATATGCCAAGTTGGGTGTTAACTTCTGTGTAGTTGGATATCGTGGTACATCACCATATGATGCCGGTATCTTCTACTGCCCATACGTTCCACTACAAATGGTCAGAGCGGTTGATCAAAACACTTTCCAACCAAAGATTGGATTCAAGACTCGTTACGGAATGGTTGCAAATCCATTCTCCGAGAACACTGATATCAATGCTCTTGGTGGAAACCAATACTACCGAATTTTCCAAGTCACTAACCTACACGGTAACACTGGATTCGGACTCTAATTAAATAACTAATTGGGGAGAGGATGGGGGAGAGTCGAAAGACTCTCCCCTTTCTTTTTGAATAAATAATATTATGGCAAAGAAAACTGATATAGATTTTGTTTCGGATATTTCTAGACCCGACAATAATAATTACCTTAGTTCAAATTACTTTAGGTTAATGATATCTCGGGCTCCAACGCTATCTTATTTTGCACAACAAGTAGCAATACCTTCTATTTCTTTACAAGAGTTAATTCAGCCAACCACTCTCAGTACAGCGATAAGCATACCAGGCAATAAATATGATTTTAAACCACTTTCTGTTAAATTTTTAGTAGATGAAAATTTAAGAGGATGGAAAGAAGTTTATGATTGGATTACTTCAATAGCCAATTTAACTTCAACAGAAAATACTATAAACTTTAAAGATAGATTTTCTGACATTAGCCTATATTTGATGAACAGTTCTTACAAAGAAAAGTTTTTAATCACATTTAGAAAAGCATATCCAGTAGACCTATCAGAAATAGCATTAAGTGTTCAAGATACAGATAATGTTCCATTATCGTGCGTGGCATCTTTTAGATACACCTACTTTGAGTTTGAAGCCTTGACTTCATCTTAAATTGATGTATAATTTTTGTCATGACATTTGATGAACTAAAAGAAATGGTCAAAAAAGATATTTCTTTGGATGAGACACAACTCGACAAAGAATCTGTTCGTACACCACAAATACACAATAAGTATCTTCTTTTTTTCATGGAAGAAAAACTATCCTTGGCTCGCATAGAAAGTGAACTTGAAGTTCTTCGTAAAAAGAAATGGTTATACTTTAGTGGCAAAATGACTGAAGAAGAACTCAAGGAAAACGGATGGGAGCAGTTTGATCTTCACATCATTCGAACTGACATGGATCGTCTAATCGAAGCCGATGATCAAGTTATTCGTCAAAAATTAAAAGTAGAATACCAGAGAGAAAAAGTAAATTATCTTGAAAATATTATAAAGATAATCAACAACCGACAATGGAATATTCGATCAATAATTGATTGGACAAAGTTTGCTAACGGGCAGTAATAAATACTGTTATGCCCGATTTAGTGATTGAACCTGTAAATTCTGTTTTTATAAAAGTAAACTGTGAACGAAGTATTGCAAAGGAATTAAATCAGTACTTTACGTTTGCCGTACCAAATTATCAATTTACTCCTGCTTATAAAAATAAAGTATGGGATGGACAAATACGCCTTTTTAATTTGTTTACCCACACAATTTATGCTGGTCTTCAAGACTATCTAATTAAATTTGCAAATGATAGAAATTATTCAATTCAAACATTAGATCATATTGACAAAACATACACAGAAGAACAAATTGCAAAATTTGTTGAAGAATTTATAAAACCAACAGCATCGGGAAAAAGAATAACAGCACATGACTACCAAATAAAAGCAATAACACACGCACTAAACAAAGAAAGATGTTTGTTGTTGTGCCCGACCGGGAGTGGAAAATCTTTAATAATATATTGTCTTATTCGATTGTTTTTAGACCGAATTAAACCAGATAAAAAAGTATTGGTAGTTGTTCCCACTGTTGGTCTTGTTTCTCAGATGTACAGCGATTTTAAAGACTATTCAAAAGAAAATAAATGGTCTGCTGAGAGATGGTGTCACGTTATATCTTCAGGTAAAGAAAAAGATACTCATAAAAGAGTAGTCATATCAACGTGGCAAAGCATTTATAAAATGCCAAAAGAATTCTTTGAACAGTTTGATATGGTAGTAGGTGATGAATGTCATTTATTTAAAGCAAAATCTTTATCTACTTTGATGTCAAAATTAACCGAATGTCCTATTCGCATAGGCACTACAGGAACATTAGATGGAACACATACTCATAAATTAGTAGTAGAAGGATTATTTGGAAGAGTTCTTCATGTCACAACTACATCCGATTTAATAGAAAAAAATCTGTTATCAAATCTTTCAATACAATGCATTCTTCTTCAGTATTCTGATAAAGAGATAGAAGAAACTAAAAGAATGCTTTATAAAGAAGAAATTAAATGGATTATCACAAATAACAAAAGAAATGCATTTATTAGAAATTTATGTTCTAATTTAAAAGGAAATACTCTTGTGTTGTTTAATTTTGTAGAATTACACGGTAAACCTTTGTATGAGAATTTTAAACATCATATAACTGATAAAGATATATTTTTTATACACGGTGGAACTGATGTAGAACAAAGAGAACATATAAGAAAAGTAGTAGATAAACAAGATAATTCAATACTTCTTGCCTCATATGGAACTTGTTCTACTGGAATTAATATTAGAAATATACACAATATTGTTTTTGCCTCTCCTTCTAAATCTGTAATTCGTGTTTTACAATCTATCGGTAGAGGACTTCGTAAAAGCGAAACTAAAAATTCTGTTGCAGTTTACGATATTGGAGATGACTTAAAATACAAAAAATATAGGAATCACTCTCTCAATCATATGGATGAACGAATACGAATATATACTAAAGAGAAGTTTAACTATAAGTTGGTGTCTCTGAAACTAAAGGAGAATTAAATGTCAGAAATCTATAAAGTAATCAAACTCAGAAGTGGAGAAGAACTGATTGCTGAGGTGGCTGAAAATGAAAATGGAAAAATGACATTAAACCGTCCTATGGTTTTTAAGTCTGTCATGTTACCGGATCAGTATGGTATGCCAAAAGAAGGCATAATTTTAAAGAACTGGTTAGCCTTTGGAAATGAACACAAGACAACAATACCAGTGGACTTTGTTGCTACTACACTAGAACCAACACAAGACGTAGTTCAATATTATTTAATTGAAAAAGCAAGACAAGAAATTGGTTACGAGAGTAAATCATTACAAGAATTTACTAATGAATCTCCTACTCCACCCAAAATGAATAACAAACATGAAAAATCTGTTGCAGATTATGAAGAAATGATTTCAGACATGTTTGATTCCATCTTCAAAGAATTAGAAGAAGAACAAGAAAAACCAAAAAAACGAAGATCAAAAAATAAACCATCTCAAGAACAAATAGTTCATATGAGTATGGTATTTCCACCTCAAGTATTGGCACATATGATTAATGAAGGAATGATCGATCCAAGAGAAATTATGGATATGATTGATTACTTTGGTTTAGGTCCTAATAAGAACAAAAGAAAAAGAAAAAATAAGCGTGAATCTATTAATGATCAAAAATTCACTGGGGACGAAACCGAAAGAAAAGATTTTGGAAATAAATGGACTGATTGGAATCCTGATCCGGATTCAGATGAGTATAAGTAATACTTATATACTATATTATTACTATAGTCCTTTTCCCATACCTGACACAGAAAGTGTAATGATTCTGTCAAGAGAAATCAAGTGATTTTTCTTGATTTTATTTTGAATTGTATATAATATCTCCGTAGGAGTTTTCATAATGGCTAAAAAGAAAAAGAAGAAGAAAAAAGAAGAGTCTATAGTAATAGAAGAAACAAAAGATCATTACATAGACAATAAGTTGTTCTACAATGAAATGGTTGTATGGAAGCAACTATGCGAGGAGGCAGAAAACTCCGACGAAAAACGTCCTCCGGTAACTGAGTACATAGGAATGTGTTTTATGAACATTGCCGAACATCTTGCAAGAAAAGGCAACTTTGTAAATTACCCTTATAAAGAAGAAATGATATCTGATGGTATTGAAAATTGCCTAATGTATGCACATAATTTCAATCCAGAAAAATCAAAAAATCCATTTTCGTATTTTACACAAATCATATATTATGCTTTTTTAAGACGAATAGAAAAAGAAAAAAAACAGGCTTATATTAAATTAAAGATGACAGAATTAATGGATGATGGTTCATTTCATAAATGGTTCAAAGAAAATTATTTTGAAAAAGATACTGTACAAGAGGCATTAACAGAACATTTTCAAATATCAGAAAATGATATAAAGAAGTTTGAACCTAAAAAGAAAAAGAAAAAGCGAAAATGAAAATAGCGATTATAAATGACACTCATTTTGGTGCTCGAAATGATTCACCATTGTTTCTAGAGTACTTTATGTCATTTTTTGAGAAACAATTCTTTCCTTATTGCAAACAAAATAATATTACAAAAGTACTCCATTTGGGTGACCTTATGGATCGTCGGAAGTTTGTAAATTTTCAAACATTAGCCGAAGTTAGAAAACGATTCATTGAGTGGTTTGAAAATAATAATGTAGAACTTCATTGTATTTTAGGCAATCACGATACTTTTTACAAAAATACAAATCATGTAAACTCTATCCGCGAACTGTTTCATAACAAATACAAATATCTTCATCTATATGAAGAACCAACTATTATGGAATTTGGTGGATTAAAAATAGCATTAGTCCCGTGGATCAATAAAGAAAATGAACAAATATTTCATAAATTTATTAAATCTTGTCCTGCATCTATAATTTGCGGGCATTTTGAATTAAATGGATATGAAGTAATACAAGGTATAAATTTTGAAGGCGGAATGGATGATTCTATTTTGTCCTGCTACGATATGGTTTTATCTGGGCATTTTCACGGGAAGAATTCCAAGAAAAATGTTCATTATCTAGGAACTCAATATCAAATTACTTTTTCTGATGCCAGACTAACTAAAGGGTTTCATGTGTTTGATACTGATACTAGAGAACTAGAATTCATTGAAAACCCAGAGCGAATGTATCATATCATTGTTTATGATGATTCTAACTTATCTAATGATCCACTAGGTGATGATTTTTCTTACTATAAGAATTCTTATGTGAAGGTTCTTGTTTCAAAGAAAACAAATGCCGTTAAGTTTGATCAATGGGTAGATAGAATGGTGCATGGTGGTGTTATAAATTTAAACATCGTTGAAGAGGCGATAGAGACATCCTCAGACACGGTTGATGTTGCTCAGGACACTATGAGTATCATTAATGAAGAGATTGATAAACTTGAAATAACAGAAGATAAAGGTAAAATTAAATCTCTAATTCATGAACTTTATATTGAAAGTCTTTCTGTATGATCATATTCAAAAAGATTCGTTTTAAAAATTTTGGATCATTTGGGAACACATTTACTGAACTTCATTTAGATTCTAGAAAAAATACATTAGTATCTGGTTCTAACGGAAATGGTAAATCATTTGCCTTTTTGGATTCTATAACCTTTGCTTTGTTTGGTAAACCATTTAGAAAAATAAACATACCACAACTAGTCAATACCATTAACAAAAAAGATTGTTTGGTTGAATTGGATTTTGAAATAGGGTCAGATAAATATCTGATCCGTCGAGGTCTTTCTCCAAAAATTTTTGAAATATTTAAAAATGGCGATTTGTTGAATCAAGACGCCAAAAATAAAGATTATCAACAATACTTTGAAGAACAGATCATTCGAATGAATTACAAGTCATTTACACAAGTAGTAATACTTGGAAGTTCTTCTTTTGTTCCATTCATGCAACTTCCTGCTGCTGACAGGAGAGCAGTAATTGAAGATATTCTTGATATTAATGTTTTTACAACAATGAATAGTTTGTTGAAATCTAGAATAACAGAAACTAAGGCAATTTTGCAGGGTTGTGATTCAGAATTAAATCTTCAGAGCGAAAAATTACAACTAAAGAAAAAGTTCATTCAAAGTCTAAAGAACAGAAGCAATGAATCACAAGACAAAATTAAAGAAAAAATAAAGGAACTAAATTCTTCAATAGAAACAATAGTTGTTAAAAAGAAAGAACAAGAATTAAAACTGTCTTCTATTTCTTTTGATATTAAGGCAAAAGTTAAAATAGAAAACTCAATAAAGACTTTAGAAAAACTTAAAACTCAAATTCAACAAAATCATGATAATTGCAATAAAGAAATTGAATTTTATCATGACAATGATAATTGTCCTGTGTGTAAACAAAAAATTACTGATGAGTTTAAGAAAGAACAAACTAGTTCTAAGACAACAAAAATTGAAGAATACACAAAAGCAGTTAATGAAATTGAAAATAAATTAACGGAATCCGAAAACCAGTTAGAAATTTTTGAAAAAATTCAAAATGAAATTGGAGATTATAAACTTTCTATTGCCCAATTAAATATCTCTCATGATAATTTAATGAGTAATTTAAAGTCTTTAACTAAAGAACTAGAGCAGTCTTCCGGTGATAATATTGAAATTGATGCGGAAACAAAAGATTTAGAACAACTTGAAAACAAAATAGAAAAAATTAAAGAAGAACGAATTAAATTACAAGAGAATCTTCGTTGTATGGAAATTGGTTCTATTTTATTACGCGATTCTGGTATTAAAGGAAAAATAATTAAAAACTATTTACCAATTATCAACAAGACGGTGAATAAATTCTTAACTGCTATGGATTTCTTTGCCCAATTTAATTTAGATGAAGAGTTTAACGAAACTATTAAAAGCAGAAACCGAGACACATTTAGTTACATGAGTTTTAGCGAAGGTGAAAAAATGCGTATTGATTTGTCTCTGCTATTGGCATGGCGTGAAGTAGCGCGTGTAAAGAATAGTGCAAATTGTAATTTGCTTATTCTAGATGAAGTATTTGATTCTTCTCTTGATTCTGTTGGCGCAGAAGAATTTATGAAACTATTGACTGGTCTTGATTCAAAAACAAATATATTTGTAATTTCACATAGAGCAGATTCTTTGGCAGATAAGTTCTCTACTATTATTACTCTTGAAAAGAAGAAAAATTTTAGTAAACTTAACTTTGTATGATATTATCAACACCAGAAGATTTTTTAAAAATTGTAGAAGAATGGGAAGATCCAAACCCACTTCCTATTATTACTGAACACAATAATATTTTTGTTGTGCGTGATGATCTTCTAGGGGGTGGTTCCAAACTGCGTTTTATTGATTATATGATAAAAACTTGGCCATACAAAGAATTCGTTTATGGTAGTTCCCCTGCAACTGGTTATGCACAAATTAGTTTTGCAAAAGCAGCCGCAAGATATGGAAAAAAGGCAGTAATTTTTATGGCTCAACGAGATATGAATAAATTACATCCTTATCAACAGGAAGCAATTGCTTCTGGTGCCGATATGCGGTGGGTTCCTAATGGAATGCTGAGTGTTACAGAAAAAAGAGCAAAAGATTATGTGAAAGAAGATCCTATTAATAGAGTTTTAATTCCTATTGGTGGAGATCATGTTGACGTTTTGGCTTGTATTGTTAAAGTTGCTCGTTATAATATTGGCATGATTCCAGATGAAGTTTGGAGTGTTGGATCTAGCGGGACTCTAACCAGAGGACTACAACTTGCGTGGCCAACTGCAAACTTTAATGTGGTAAGTGTTGGGCATAAAGGAAACTACGGTAGAGCAAAGGTTTATAATTGCAATATACCATTTAATAAACCAACAAACATTTTACCACCATTTCCATCTGCACCAACATATGATGCAAAGGCATGGGAATTTATAATGAAACATAAAAACACAAATTTAAATAAAACTACACTGTTTTGGAATGTGGGCGCATGAACGAGTTTTATGAACGAAATGAATATGTAATTAATTCAAAAGTAAATGTGCTCTTTGAAGAATTACTTAGCATGACACCAACAGAGTTTACTGATTGGGTTAAAGACATGCGTAAGGAAATATTACATTCATGGGATACTTATGGCTGCCCACCACGAACTGGTAAAAATGAATCAGATATAATTGATCAATTTAACAAGATGACTAATTATCCTGTTAATCAGTTTACGCACACCGATCAATTGAATTCTGATGGAACTATAGATGATGTTATCATCAATAAAGCAAGAATTGGTGGAGAGGCGGATCAATGGTTTTCAAATATGATGAAAACTAGAATTAACTATACGGAGAAAGATAATGGATATTCAATTTATGACTTGTTCGCGGATGACACTTTACAAGATCGTGTTGTCCGTGGTGCTATGCGGCATCTTCGCCGCGACTCTTTTTATCGCCATGCACTATCTGCCATAAAGCATAGCACCAAATATGCAATTGTAGATGTTGAAACTGGTGAAGAGTGGTTGGATGCATTCTTTAGCAATCCTTCAATCTTTGAAGGATATGATTTTATGCTGGAGGAAGTTAAAGTCCGTGAAGGATTGAATAGTGGTTATTTTCAAATACAACAGAGTGACATATTACAGATCACAAAAGATCAGTTTCAAACATGGAAACCAAAAATGTCATATAGGCACTATTCCACATTTGATTCGGAAAATTTAAAAGACGACAGAGTGTATTCAATTCGTATTTACAAAAAAGGAGAAAAAGTTTTTCCTGCTGGATTTGCCTCATTTCGTATTGGCTATATTCAAGTCGCAGTTAACTTCCCTCCATTAACCGCAAAGTATCTTTATGAAAGATTTACAAATCATGTCAAAACAAATGAAACGTTACACATTTATGATCCTTCGAGTGGTTGGGGAGGTAGGATTTTGGGTGCTATGGCTGTTAGGGATGATCGTGTTTTGCACTATATTGGTACTGATCCTAACACCGATAATCATTTATCGGAGGGGTCAAGATATAGTAAATTGGCTGACTTTTTTAACAAGAAAACGTACAGAAATAATCCATTCTTCAGCCACACAAACACATATGAAGTTTTCTGTGAAGGATCAGAAGTAATACAACACAATCCAAGTTTTCAAAAATACAAGGGTAAATTGGATTTGGTTTTTACCTCACCTCCTTATTTTAATAGAGAGGCATATTCAGAAGATCCAGAGCAGTCTTACAAAAAGTTTAGTACATATGAATCGTGGAGAGATGGTTTCTTAAAGCCAACTTTAGAAACTTGTGTTGAGTATTTAAAAAATGACAGATATCTATTATGGAATATTGCAGATTTATTAATCGCAGATGAGTATTTGCCTTTAGAAAAAGATTCAAAAACTATTCTTGAGAGTTTAGGTATGGAATATAAGGGCGTATTAAAAATGGCTCTAGAATCTATGCCTGGGCAGAATCGTTTGGATGAAAATGGTGTTCCAAAGTGTAAAAACTATTGCAAAGTAGACGGTACTTATGTAAAATACGAACCGATCTTTATATTCTACAAACCATGATAAAGCAAAACGTCGAAGACATTTTTTACGGAAAAGAACCGAACTGGAAGAATTGGACCAAAGAAGACTTTGATGATATCGAAAAGGTAGCATGGTCTATTGCTCTTGCAGCAAATTGGTATAATGTTCGCTATAGTGACAGAGATTATAGGCAAGCAGTTTGTGAATATGCTGATCGGCTGAAGATCAAGGATAGGGAGTTTATTAAAAAGGCCGGAACTGATGCATTTGAGTTTCGAATGATTGGCGGTAAATGCCAAGCAGCAAATAAAGGCTGTGTTCTTCCTCCAATGTTTCAGCAAAAAGTTGATGATGCAATTAGGTCTTTAATTGAGCGCGGCAAACTTCTCTCAGTAGATGAAAAACCAGAAGAAACCATCTCAGTTCGTGATCGTGTTAGAAATCAATCTTGTGAACTAGCATCAGAACTTGAAGAAGCAATTGATGAGTATATGGAATATCTTCGTGGAAATGTTCCAAACTATAAACAGTTCAGTATTGAAGATTGGCTTACATCTGTTCAGCCGAGTGGAATGCACTGTGAATTTATGCTACAAACATTCGAATCACGAACAGAAGAACTTAGGCTTTGCCTTCTTGGAGAAAATAAAGATCTCATGGAGGGGTATAGTTATTTTACCAAAGCAAAACTAAGAAAGTTCTATGACTTCAATAAGATGATTTGTGATTACTTAAAGTTGCGTCAATCTATTTTGAAGACGAATAGGAAACCAAGAAAGAAGAAGAAGAAAAAGCCAGAACAAATTGTCAAAAAACTTAAGTATCTTGTTAAGGATACAAGTACTGGCGCCGAGTCTATTTCTCCAGAACAAATTATTGGTGCTTCTACTGTTTATACCTATAATGTTAAAACCAAAAAGGCTTCAATGTTTATTACTGATCCTTCTAATGGTGGAATTACTGTAAAAGGATCATCAATTATTGGTTTTGATATTGTTCAATCAAAAGAGAAAACAATAAGAAAGCCAAATGAATTTATTAAGTCTATTAAGAAAGATGGGGTTCGTGCTATAAATAATCTTTGGAGCAGCATAAAGACCAAAGAAACGACTCCAAAGGGAAGAATTAATTCACATACTCTTATTCTTAGGTCAATTAAATGACATTCGATAATTTAAATCTTAAAGGCACATATAGGGCAACTGATTCTAATGGTATGGTTATAACATATCAGAAAAATGATGTCGTTCTTTATAAAGGCAAAACTTATATTGCAAATAGAACCATAACAGAAACATCACCGGCTCACGGCGAACGTGGTGGCTGGAGCCTTGTAAGTGGTGGTTCAAACCCAATTCAGTTTTATTGGGGCGAAAAAATTCCATTACAAGTAAACATTGGAGATGAATGGTTTGATACAACAACAGGAAAACTTTATAAGTACATAACCGATGGCAATAGTGAGCAATGGGTAAATATTTATTGACTTTTAATTATCTTTGTTTATAATAAAACAAAGAGGTGCAACATTATACTCCTTGATAACAATCAAATAATTTTGGCAAGTATTTTTCAAACAATGAAGGATTATCCAGAACTGAATGAAGATTATATTCGCCATATGGTATTGAATACCTACCGCAAATATAACTCAGAATTTAGGTCTGAGTATGGTCAATTAGTAATCTGTAATGATTCTAGTAACTGTTGGAGAAAGAAAATCTTTCCCCAATACAAACAAAATCGTAAAAAGAATCAAGCAAATTCTGACATGGATTGGGATGCTATTTACAATAGTCTCCATAAGATTCGTTCTGAAATTAAGGAAAATTTTCCGTATAAGAGCGTAACTATGGATACTGCTGAAGCAGATGATATCATTTTTGTTCTAACCAAGCATTATCATAAGACTGATAAAATTTTAATTCTTTCAAATGATAAAGATTTTATGCAACTTGGTGTATTTGAAAATGTATATCAATACAGTCCACTAAAAAAAGCATACATCAAGAGTGATAATCCAAAAATGTTTTTGATGGAACACATCGTTCGCGGCGATGCTTCTGATGGAGTTCCAAATATTTTTTCGGATGATGATACGTTCGTAAATGAAAATAAATCTCAAAAGAGACTTACAACAAAGGTTATGTCTAAAGTTATGGATGACATCGTGAATAACCGTATTCAGGAGTTACCATTCTATGACAGAAACAAGTCTATTATTGATCTATCTTCTATCCCTGTTGATTTGGAGAACAATATCCTTAAAGAGTTTGAGAAACCAATTAATGGTTCAAAAACAAAAGTTATGTCATACATGATTCAAAATAAACTTAAAAATTTAATGGAAAATATCGAGGATTTTTAAATGTCAGAATACTATAAAGGAAGAGAACCTGATAATCGTGATTTTAAACGCACCGTAAAGAAGACTCGCGTTAAAAAGAACCGAGGAAATCGCCACGATACTAGACGTATTATGGATGATATTAAGCACGGAAATATTGACTTTGACGACATTGCTGATAAAATGGAAGACGAGGATTACCAATGACTACATCTACATCTATGAAAATTTCTAAACAAACACTAACAATTTTAAAGAATTTTACTTCAATTAACTCAAATCTGCTGGTAAAGCCAGGAACTAAGATTTCCACAGTTGCTCCTGCTAAGAATGTTATGGCAGAAGTAAAGGTAGATGAAAAGTTTGATACTGAGTTTGGTATTTGGGACATGAACAAGTTTCTAGGAACCGTGTCTCTCTTCAAAGATCCAGACTTTGAGTTTGGTGAAAAGTCCGTAATTATTTCTGGCAATAATGGTTCTAGTGTTACTTACTACTATTCAGAACCAAAATTGCTAACAGTTCCAACGAAGTCAATCAACATGCCAGAAGCAGTTGTAACATTTGATTTGACAGAAACATTGTTTGATGAAATCGTTCGTTCTTCCTCAGTTCTTCAACTTCCACACCTTTCTGTTACAACTGAAGGAGATAAAATTGTGGGTGTTGTTTGTGATAAGAACGATCCAACTTGCAACAAATATGTTGTTGAATTGGCGGACAAGACTGATGATTCATCTTTCTCGTTTGATTTTAGAATTGAAAACTTGAAGTTCTTGCCTGGCGAATACGAAGTCAAGATTGCAAAGTCTGTGATTAGTCAATTTAGCCATAAGGATCTTTCTCTCAAGTATTGGGTTGCACTTGAATCGACAAGTCACTACAATAAGTGAGTGAGAAACCTTGAGTTTTAAAAAGACGATTGGGTTTCCAGTCGTCTTTTTTATTGGAGTATAATATGAATGAAATTAATCTATTTGTTGAAAAATATCGACCAAAAACAATTAATGAGTGTATTCTTCCAGACTCTCTGAAGAAAACATTTACTGATATCGTTGAGGCAGGAGAGTGTCCAAATCTTTTACTATCTGGAAAAGCAGGAACTGGTAAAACAAGCGTTGCTAGAGCACTCTGTAATGAACTTGGTGCAGATTGGATTATAATCAATTGCTCAGAGGACGGTAATATTGACACGCTTAGAACTAAGATTCGTCAATTTGCTTCTACTATTTCCCTGTCCGATACTCGAAAAATTGTAATTCTTGATGAGTTTGATTACTCAAATGCACAATCAATTCAACCGGCTTTGCGCGGTGCTATTGAAGAATTTGCAAAGAATTGCCGATTTATTCTTACTTGTAATTACAAAAATCGAATTATTGAGCCTATTCACTCCCGTTGTACTTGCATTGATTTTAGTATTCCTGTAAAAGAAAAACCAGAACTAGCAAAACAATTTTTAAAGCGGTGTGAATATGTTTTGGATCAAGAAAAGATTACTTATGATAAGAAAGTACTATCTCAATTAATCATAAAACATTTTCCTGATTTTCGTAGGACACTAAACGAACTGCAACGGTATTCTTCAGCAGGAACT